TCAGAAACGGTATCCAACCCCGACGTTGAAGCCGTTTATTTTTGTAGAGGAGATGTTGCTTCCTTCATACCCAACATCGACGACGATATTCTCCAGCGGATTCATCTGTACACCCGCGCCCCAGGCAAATCCCGTTTTCCTTGAGGAAATTTTGTTAGAAAAAGAATCGCCATCCTGAGTGGAATGTTCTTTAAATGTCGCCTTTACCGTGCCGACACCCGCCAGCGCGTATAACGAAAAATTGTCAGACAATCGATAGGCTGGCCCAACCATTAAAGAACCGTACTTCACCTCAAACTTGTCATGGTAATGAATACCTTCAGGCTCAACAGACCCGGAAGCCTGTCTGTCTCCATATAAGTAACTTAGCGAGGAAATAAAACTTACCGGAGAGTCATCCTCATAACGGTATTTCACATTTACCCCTCGGATATTTTTGAAATCCTGAACTTTACTTTGTGCATACCCCACGGAAAAGGCGTTAGTATCGGCCTGTGCAACATTTACAACCAAAACGCTTGTAGTAATAACTAAAGTGGATAAAATAATATTTTTCATAACAACTCCTTAATACTACTTATTATTTACGGTGTGTTTAAACACCTGCAGTACCGATCCGGCATTCAGTTATCGCCACTATGCCGAATCGACAAAACCACGAATAATTCACCGCTATCGCTCCTGATGTGTTTACTTCCTGAAAGATATTTTTACTACCGAAGCACTCTATCGCTCATTTAGGTAACCGGTTCTACAATGTCATCTAACTTTTATAGATTTGAATGCTAATTTTTCTCACGCATATATATTTAACAGAAACCATAAAGTGTTTAGCCACTATAGAACAACAAATCACCCATGCAACATTTTGATATTTAAAGAGAAAATCTCACAACCACATTAAGAAACTTGACACCGTTCGGCTAAAAACATGTCATTAAGCAAACTCGCCATATAATCAGAACATATCGCATTGTGCTTCACAGTCCTCACGTGACGCTCCAGCCGCAATACGGTTATATGCCATCGCAGGCGCTGTAATCATATTCACGATGATGCTTAGCACGCTTTATTCCCGCTCCGATTTAATCTTTTAATATATCTATCAGTTACAACATTTCTTGTTATATTATAAGAATAGAATCAACACCACAATTCCAACATAAATATCACCTGTGTTTAGAGAGAATTTACATTCCAAAAAAATAATAACTAACGCAAATATTGAACACGCGATAAAAAAGTCTATTGCGCTATAAAACCCATTATTATTAAGAGTGGTTAACTCTTCGTTGAATAAAAAATGTCAATGACGTTCCATAATTCAGGAGATGAACTTCACAAGTCATTATATATAACAGGAGGTGCTATGAAACATCATGCTTTTATGCTTTGGTCATTACTTATTTTTTCATTCCATGTTTTGGCCAGTTCAGGCCATTGTTCTGGTTTACAACAGGCATCATGGGATATTTTTATCTACGATTTTGGTAGTAAAACCCCGCAACCACCTACAAATACTGATAAAAAGCAAGCCAGGCAGATTAGTTCACCGTCCTGCCCGACGACAAAACCCATGATGTCCGCCCCAGTCAATGACGCCAGGAAAGGGAATACTCTCTCCAGAACATAATGTTATTTATCTACAATGATGCCGAACGACTACTTTTAGCCACCCGGAAATCTTGATTGTCATCAAATATAGCTGGCATTATTTTTCCTGACGTGTATAGTGCGCCTCGTTATCCCCATTAAGGAATTTGTTTGTCTCGTAAAATGACAGGAATTGTCAAAACCTTTGATTGTAAGAGCGGTAAAGGTCTCATCACCCCCTCCGATGGACGCAAAGATGTTCAGGTCCACATCTCAGCATGTCGCCAACACGAAACAGAAGCGCTTATCCCCGGTATACGCGTTGAGTTTTGTCGTATTAATGGCCTCCGCGGACCTACCGCCGCCAACGTTTATCTTTCATAATTCGTTACTCGGCATTTTTTCAGAAAAATTTAGCGAGTACGTATACCTCCGCAGTCTGCTATGAGGCTTTGCCTGAAAGGCTGCAGAATGTTTTCAGTAGCGAAAATCTAAAAGATTTATTTTGCTAATGACTCCTGTGACCTCTTTTATCATATATCGGGTGCCCCCCCCTTCTCACTTTGTTTAACGTGAAGAAATGTACAGCCGTTTTTCACTGTGATAGCATCTAATATTGCAAAAGTATTTAACGCTATATACCCATCGTCACAGGAGTGGCTGGCTGCGCGCATTTAACCGAAGTATTTATGTGATTCTATCGGAATTATCTCTATTGCCGCTCAATGCTACGTCATATTCAGTGGGTATAAATCGCCAATATAGTTGTAACGCTATTTATTTTTAGGGTAATAATTGAATGACTTTGCTTTCAGGAAAAACCACACTGGTTCTCTGCCTCTCCTCTATTTTATGTGGATGTACGACGAACGGCTTACCCACACCTTATAGTATTAATTTGTCGTTCCCGGTCATTACACAAAACCAGATTAATTCCGGTGGTTATTACATAAATGACGCGGAACAAATTCGGACAACTGATGGTCTGTGCCTTGATGCAGGCCCAGATCAACAGAATCGTTTGACGCTGCGGGAGTGTAAGCATGTGCAATCTCAGCTTTTCTCATTTCACCGAGACAGAATCACGCAGGGTGAGAAATGTCTGGATGCCGCAGGACAAGGTACAAAAGAAGGCACACCAATCATTCTTTATTCATGCACGGGTAATGATAACCAGCGCTGGCTCACTGATGATAACAAAATTAAGGGGAAACAGAGCCGAAAATGCCTGGGCACAAATAGCATTATTGTCAGAAAAGGCGACCCTGTTGTGTTGGCCGATTGCGATTTTAGTCGCGCCCTGGAATTTACCATCAGGTAGCAGGACACCGCTGTGAAGAGAGTGCCGCTAACCTCTTGACACGACAACAGGTTAGCGACCTTTACTTCCACGTGCGATCAATTTACTTTACGTCCGCAACGTCAGGATGACAAAACGGCGGCTAAACCTTGACACGGGTTGTATACCCAGATTAAATACTGGTCATCCAACCAGTAAAAAGGAAATGGCGATGTTCGTCGAACTCGTTTATGACAAGCGAAATGTTGAAGGTCTGCCAGGCGCACGCGAAATCATCCTCAATGAACTCACAAAACGCGTACATCAACTTTTTCCCGATGCGCAAGTGAAAGTTAAGCCAATGCAGGCGAACGCATTAAACAGTGACTGTACAAAAACCGAGAAAGAACGGCTGCACCGTATGCTGGAAGAGATGTTTGAAGAGGCTGATATGTGGCTGGTCGCCGAATAACGTCCCCTCCTGCGAAAGCGACATGTCCGATCGAAAACAGCGCCCTGAGGCGCTGTCTGTGACGATATAACGCAAACGCTACCACTCAGAACATGTTGTTGTTGATACCTCAGACCGGTATGTGGAACCGACATTCATCGCTTCACTGGCCTGTCGGTATGAGTAGCCCTTATCAACAATCAGCTGTGCGCATTCCAGCCTGAAATCTGAAAGTACGTTTGGTTTTGTTGTTTATTAAGAGCCTATCCCATTAGACTCTTTTATTCGCCAAAGTGGCTTTAACGATTACGCCTACTGGGATAGGTTCTAAACTTATCATCAATACGTAAAATACCTATTTACGAACAAAAAGTAACAGGTAAAAATCCGAAATAAAACCAGCATAACTAAAACTTACTGCAGATATGCACACGCATTATTACTATGTTTCCAGGATAGTCTCGACCAGTCAAGACTATCTATTTTATATAAAAAAGGGAAATACTTCACATGAATAAAATACATGTTACATATAAAAATCTCTTACTTCCGATTACCTTCATCGCGGCAACTCTAATTAGCGCCTGTGATAACGATAAAGATGCCATGGCGGAAGCTGAAAAAAATCAAGAGAAATACATGCAAAAAATCCAGCAAAAAGAGCACCAGCAATCAATGTTCTTTTACGACAAAGCCGAAATGCAAAAAGCTATTGCCAATATCAACGCAAAAGGTGGAGCCAATCTTGCGATTATTGAAGTCCGTTTCTTCAAGGGCGGGTATTCATTCATTCGACAAAGCGTTAACACCCCTGCTAAAGTAGAGATGTTTAAATTTAACAACGGCTACTGGGGGGGACCTTCGCCTGTCAACTTAACCATCTTTGGCACTATAACAGAGGAGCAAAAACAAGAAGCACTAAAAGAGGCTTTATTCAAATTCGACTCGATCAATTTCAGCATTATACCAGAGCGTATTCAGGAAACAATTAAACGCGCTAACGCCAGTGGCATCATTTCCGTTACGGAAGATAGCGATATCGTTGTACGAGCAGAGATAGCTCATAATGGCGAATTCGTCTATGACATTACCATCACTGCTAAAAATACAGCACGTGCGGTAATGACCTTAAATAAGGATGGTTCTATTGCCGGATATGAGATCAAAGAACCTTTCGACCCAAAAAAAGAAGCCGAAAAAGCACAGCAACTTGTTGAACAATCGAGAAAAGACATTGAAAGTCAGCGTAAAAAAGCAGCTGAAAAGATGAACGAAATACAGCAGACATTTAAAAAATAGCAGGCGATACAAACATTGATAAAAATTATAGCGCGAAAGAGCGCGTGCCAGGTACTAAGGCACTGCTTGAAGACAGCGAATCGCTATTTCATTCTCTGACACTGTCATTTTTCGTACTCAAGATGTTTATTTATTGAGTCTTTTGTGGATAACCAGGTGAAGTTATGTGACACCAGGAATCTATTCCAGCGGGCGTACTTGTTGGAGCCAGTGTGAAGCCGGGCAGCGCGCAGAAACCGGAGCGTATACGTTGTACGTGAGAATTTCGAGCACTGCCCGACCTAAAAATGATGAATAAAATAGATATTTTAAAGAGGTAATATGAAGAATTTTTTCAAAATAATTACTGATTTCATCGCGGATATTTCCCTTGATCTATTTGCTATATTTTTATGCATGTTATTCGTATACAAAACAGGACCATCAATTGGTGTGATATCATTTTTTATTGCATTAATTATTTATATCATTCTTCATTTTGCTTTTTACTCATTTCGTGAAAAAATCATAAAAAAAATATTCAAATAAGTATTTAAAATTATTGTTTTGAGGTACAAATTCAGCGCAATAAAACAGAGCAACTAAAAAAAAATTAGGCGTAGCGAAGTGGAAAAGGACTGTCATGTACTGGACCGTGAGCTGGTCGGGAGAGCAATGTACGGGAAAGAGCGAAATACTGTCATTGATATGAGCAGGAATATCGATAGCCAGTAAATCACTCCTGTGGTAATACAGGCCACTTGATGACTGTGAAGGTCGCTTCATCTGTATCTGTAGCGCCGGTGAAGTCCAGCATTTTAAGTGAAAAGCAGCCAGCAGGCGCTTCTGCTGGTCCATATTCCTCTATTTTGCCAGGCCATACTGGAGCGCCACCCAGGTATCTGCCAGAACGGTCCTGAGATAATAAATATAAAAGCAGTTACTGCCTACCTCAAGAAGTATGCGCTCATGATCATTTAAAGCTCTTTTAAAGAGACTGATAATAAGCTTGTCAATATAATATTATGCAGTCTCTATTAAGCGCCTGGTTTATTTGTTTTGCATAATCATATAGTTGACTTTCCGAGTAAGAGTTTTCTTGCAAAGACAAATAAACGTGTTTTATATCTCTAAATAAGCACACATCACCATGGATATGAGCCTCTATATAATTCCCTTCATAGCCTGTACCATAATTAGAATGAGCTAAAAATTTTTCGCCCTTAGCCATTTTAACCAAACTCTTAAAGCAATTATAACCAAAAAAATCATTTTGACAGGATGCAATCAGGTTCTCCATATGCCAAAATGTAGATAATTTACTAGTATCCAGACCAAATCTGTGGCCGTAGATATCAAAAGGTGATAATGTACAATTTGTTTTTACATTATCATTTAATTCAAAAAATGATTTCCCATAGGCGCTGGCACCTCCATTTTCACCGTTCAGAAAGTCCAGTGCAGCATAAATTGGTCTGCTTGTAGGGCTAAAAGTTCTACTGTTGGGAGTATATGCTACGGAAAAACCGCCTGTCTGACCATATGGGGCATAAGGTGAATCTGCAAGCTTCTCCAGTTCAAATGCTTTAGTTTCAACTGAATCACGCCCGACATTATAAGCAGGTAAATCTCCCGGTCTGCAACCTAATGCATAAGAGTTCAGATATTCTTTATTTTTTAAGAGAGAGACAAAGTCAATTTTTGCCGCATTAAAATTTATTGTCAGCCGGGCATTTTGTAAAATATCCACCATCTTATTTAGCAAGAGAGTGCAATCTATTTCGGTACCACACTCACGGCTTATCCGCCTGAGCGCTTTTTCTCTTATTATGTCAGCGTCGCGCTGACACCTGGAATGAATATGCGCAAGTACTTGTTTTCCAAAAAGGCGACCATACACCTTTTTACGCTCTTCATTGCTGAGACCGCAAAACACTTCGTCAAAAGAAAGCCTGTACGCTGCGCTTACAGAACCTCTCGCCGTTCTGCTTTCTGGAAATGGCGGAACATCTTCAACAACATTTCTAACTTGCTGAATGTCTGAAGACAGTGGAGTACGTCCGGCATTTTTTTCCTTATCTGTTTCCAGATATTCCGGAACCTTTATACTTCCACTATGGCAGATAGGTTTGAGCATATGTCTCCTGAATTTTTATGACTAATATAGCATTCACTTTCGCTGACGTATTCTTTATCAGGCTGATATTTCAACACTTCTTAGCAGCCTTGTAGAAGAGCAAATAAAGCATGCTAATAATTTTATAAAATACTTAACCTACCCACTATTGTAGTCAATAAACCATCACTTTTTATTAAAAAATTATCCTGATAATAACAATAAATCTGGTAAGGCACTTTCAAAAAATAGCCAAATCACACATTATTAACAAAACCACTACAATCAAAATCGGTAACTATCAGCTTTCAGGGGGGTCTCAGGTTATCATGACGATCGGGGTAAAGGATGGATTACTATTGCGGTCAGAATTGAGGGAGTTTTGATAAATTTTTTTGATAAAATTTTGATAACCGTTCGAATGCTAATAATAAAAACGGGGACGTTAAGTCCCCGTTTTTGTTTTTAACAATTATCGTTATTACATATTTGCGATAATCGCGTCGCCAAACTCACTACATTTCAGCAGCTTAGCGCCTTCCATCAGGCGTTCAAAGTCATAGGTCACGGTCTTCGCGGCAATCGCGCCTTCCATACCTTTAACAATCAGGTCTGCGGCTTCGAACCACTGCATGTGGCGCAGCATTACATTGCCAAAAACATACCAACCATTTGATAAAGTTGAAATTATCATTCTTCCTACTATCAAAAAAATCCAGTAACTGCCTTTTACAACTCATTGATTATCAAAACGTTGATTTTAGTTTTGGGGAAGAGTTTTCTTCAAGATTCCAATTTTTTCACGCCAGTACATTCAACATGATGCTACTAATGGCAACCCCTAATAGTGAAGCTTCTACATTGGTTGAGGTCGCTCGGAGAAACACCGGAACAGCCACTCGCATATCCTCTTCTATACTTTCAGTCTGACCGACTGGAGGTTTCATATGTGTGGACGCTTTGCACAAGCACAGACCCGCGAAGAATACCTGGCATATCTGGCCGATGAAGCCGAGCGCGATATCGCTTATGACCCTGAACCTATAGGCCGGTACAACGTGGCGCCCGGTACCAAAGTTCTGCTGCTCAGTGAACGCGACGAGCAACTGCATCTGGATCCGGTATTCTGGGGATTTGCGCCCGGATGGTGGGATAAACCACCGCTGATTAATGCACGGGTTGAGACTGCGGCCACCAGCAGAATGTTTAAACCGCTATGGCAACATGGCCGAGCTATCGTGTTTGCTGATGGTTGGTTTGAGTGGAAGAAGGAAGGCGACAAGAAACAGCCATACTTCATCCACCGGGCTGACGGCCAGCCAATATTCATGGCGGCGATCGGCAGCATACCGTTCGAACGCGGTGATGATGCCGAAGGATTCCTGATTGTCACCGCTGCAGCCGATAAAGGTCTGGTAGACATTCACGACCGCCGCCCTCTCGTTCTGTCACCTGAAGCAGCGCGGGAATGGATACGGCAGGATATTGGCGGAAAGGAAGCCGGAGAGATAGCAGCAGACGGGGCAGTGCAGGCAGATAAATTTATCTGGCACGCCGTGACTCGAGCTGTTGGCAATGTGAAAAATCAGGGACCAGAGATGATCGAGCCTGTCACTTAACGCGCAGCAGATCGGAAAACCTTGTTGTGTACCGCGGCGAAAGCATCTCACGTTTCATCGCCCATTGCTGCTGGATGCCCTGTCCTGCAAAATACAGCGTCCCCCTCCCGCCTTTGGCGTTGAGTTGATCCAGCACCTCCATCAGCTTCTCGCTGCCAGCACGTGGGGCATTGTCATCAAACAGGTTAAGCTGTGCGACACCCTGGCTAAAGAAATCCCCGAGCATAATGCCAGCCTTTTGGTAGCGGTGCCCATCCTGCCAGATTTTGTCCAGGCACTTAACAACAGCGTTGATGATGTCGCGGGAATCATGAGTGGGTGTGAGAAGCTTCACTGACGCGCAATTGCCGTAATACGGCTCGTTAAGCGCGAACGGTGACGTCTTGACGAACGCCGAGATAAAACGGCAATACTGGTGCTCACCACGTAGTTTTTCAGCACCACGGGCAGCATAACTGCAGATAGCCTGGCGCATCTGTTCGTATTCGGTAACGCGTTCTCCGAATGACCGGCTGCAGACGATTTCCTGCTTTGCCGGCGCAAACTCCTCCAGATCCAGACATGGTTCGCCACGCAGCTCCCGGACCGTTCGTTCCAGTACCACATTAAAGTGCTTGCGGATAATCCAGGTGCTTTGCTCTGAGAGATCCAGAGCCGTTTTGACTCCCATGGCATTGAGCTTCTTGCTGATACGCCTGCCGACACCCCACACATCCTCTACGGGTATCAGTGCCAGCAGCCGACGCTGGCGGTCAATGTTCGACAAGTCAACCACCCCGCCGGTCTGGCGCTGCCACTTTTTCGCAGCATGGTTAGCCAGCTTGGCAAGAGTTTTCGTCTGGGCAATGCCTACACCGACAGTCAGGTGCGTGCGCTTCAGGACCGTCGCTCTTATCTCGCGCCCGAAATCTGTCAGATCCCGGCAGCTTCGTACACCCGTCAGATCACAAAAAGCCTCATCAATGCTGTAAATTTCTACCCGCGGCGACATCTCCTCGAGTGTGGTCATTACCCGGTTCGACATATCAGCGTAAAGCTCATAATTACTGCTGAAGCAAACAACACCAAATTGCTGGAAGCGTTCTTTCTGTTTGAAGTATGGCTCACCCATTGCGATACCGAGTTGCTTCGCCTCGGTGCTGCGCGCAATCACACAACCATCATTGTTCGACAGTACGACAACCGGACGCCCTCTCAAATCTGGTCTGAATACAGTTTCACAACTGGCGTAAAACGAATTAACATCGCAAAGTGCGAACATACTCAGCTCGCTGCTTTAACGATGAAAGTAACGACGCCGAATACGTCCAGAGTGTCTTCGCTGTCGACGATGATCGGCGAATAAGCGCTGTTCATCGGATTGAGCTGAACTGTAGGTCGCATCTGCAGACGTTTAACAGTAAACTCCCCATCCACGGCTGCAATAACAATATCGCCGTGTTCAGCAGTTCGTGAGCTATCCACCACCAGCAGATCACCATCGTTGATGCCTGCTTCAATCATTGAATCACCCGTGGCTTTGACAAAATACGTTGAGCAGGGATGAGAAACGAGCAACTCATTAAGATCGATACGCTGCTCAATGTAGTCTGCCGCGGGACTTGGGAAGCCACACGGCACTAAGTAACTGAAAAATGGCAGAGAAATAATTTCGCGCAACTCTGTAGGTCTGAAAAATTCCATAATCCATACCTCAAATACTGTTTTTATATACAGTAGTTTCATTTGAATTTGCGCGCAAGATACAGGAGTCGCTACGGCTGTTTAATTATTCATCTCTTCGTTTGTAAGTTTCTCTCTCAATTCAAATTATGGGTTTTGTAAATTTTCTGGTGGTGTTGCCATATGCGCATATTTAAGCCAGTTTAGAGGCTGGGAACTTTCTGTACAGCGTCGACAACCCCACATCATAAATAATCGCTACTGGCTGGCTGGTTTCTCCGGCCAGTCAGGATTTTTGATGGTTTGCCCGGTGCAAAAAATATCATTTTGGGAGAACTGACCAAGAGGGTTCACCGGATCTTCCCCGATGCTGATATTCGGGTTAAACCGATGATGACACTGCCGGCAATCAACACTGACGCCAGCAAACATGAGAAAGAACAGATAAGCCGTACTGTTCAGGAAATGTTTGAAGAGGCTGATATGTGGCTGGTTTCAGATTAAACGCCTTGAACCGTCATATCGAATGTTTGCCAGTCGGCCGCAATCATGCTCTTGCATACAGTGTGGTTGCGGCAATTCACATCACAAGAAAGACATCACATTCTTCTGCCCTGAAGTTCAGTAATCTGTTTCTGCAATGTTTAAATTGATAGCCTCAATGTGGCTGATAGCTGCTATTTTGACTTTAAAAATAAAATTATTTTTTTAAGCTCATCCACGTCATCCATCAACTCAAGTATCGTTGCATGATGAACCGCAGCCAGTACCCCAGAATCACCAGCCTGCACAGAAAGAACATCACTTATAATCGTGCCGTCAGACAATTCTTTATCGCCTACATTAATTGATGCTTCCGGGTAATCATCATAAAGACCGTTGGCGAGAACACCAATGCCGAATCTGCCTTCCTGCCCCTTAATGTCAAGATTCCAGGTTGCCGCAGTTATCTTACGCATGGTCGATTTGGGGTTTTGAATGGGCTTCACATTAAGCTTAACGCGGACGTCTGAGGCACCGTTGATCCAGGAGCCTGGGGCGGTCGCATCTCCACTGCCACTAAATCGATACGATGATCCTGAGACCCATCCTCCTTGCGCAGAGAGCAATCCGCAATTGATATATGCGTCGGAGACGGGTTGCCCCCACTGGTATCGCGCCTCAATGCTCGCTACAGCCCGGTCAACCCCGGCAATATTATGCACAGAAAGAACCGACGCGCCGTTAATCGTCACACCATTATCGGGTTCAGAAGCTGTCTCTTTTACTGCCTTATTTTCTCCGATCACTGATATCGTTGATGTTATTTTTCCCCCAGCCTTTCCATTAACAGAATTGAGCCGGGAGTCATTACCCTGGCAAAATTGTCCCGCTTTATCGCCAAATGGTTGAGAAAGTCCGGTACCGCCCTGCTCTTTCGGAACAACGCCATTAACCTTATCTGCTTTATTGGCCACACTACTGATTAACTTTTTCGCTGATGGACCTGTAGTCTGACTGGTGTCAGGCAGTGTGATAGTTACATCACCATCATCGGTGAAAAACTGCTGCCAGTTTTGCTTGTCGTAGTTCAGGCCGCGAAGCGCTTCTGCGCTCTGAGCCACCAGCGCGGCAGTAACCATGTTCAGCGCCACACGAGGAACAGCTGACCAGGCCGCACCAGATTGTGTTGGCCCGGTGAAATTACTGACCAGCGTCAACGCTGTACCGCTTTCCACTGATTTAACCGGGAGCGTATAGGGAACGCCGCCGACAGTGACAACAATAAAATCGCCATCCGTCAGTTCGGTAGTGAATGAAGTCCCTCCCCCTGATACCTGGGCAGAGTTATTCGTCAGTGTTAAGGTTCCTGCTGACATAGTTTTTCCTCAGTACATGTTCGGAAGAATAAGAATGGACATATTAATATTTTGATTAAATGTCATATCAAATCTGTTGTCATTGTAATTACCAACAACCTGGTTATACGCTGAACGGATGTTTCCACCTGACATTACCACGCCTTTTTTCCTTATATTAAAATATCCATCCACTCGTCTTGACTGTGCGCCAGTGAATACTATCTGACAATATTTATCACCTATGTATTGATTATTGTCTGTTACCGTTAGTTGCTGGTCATATACAAATGGGCGCTTCACTGTAGAGAACGTAACCTGTCCTGATGGATTGGTCATAGTAATGCCATCACCTGCTACAGGCGCGATATTATTGAAAATTACCAGGTCCATTGTTACAGATGCGGGAACATCATCACGTCCTGAGTAACTGATGTCTCTTACAATAATATTTGCTCCGTCAAATCCTACAGACACATTATTATTACTCCATTTCCCGAACGGTATTCCTGATACGGGAAGCGCCATCGAGCCGTTGACTGTCACCGTGCCAACGTAAGCACATGTCATTAACCTTGCCTGATTCGAAATTGCAGTGAAATCAGTAGAGTTGGAAACGAGAAGTCCTTCGTTGTAAGTAGCTGCAGGGAGAATTTCGAATACAGTTCCTGCCCAGTTTGGTATTCGCTGGTAGTTTCCCCTGTTTGTACCGTTAACAGTCACACCGCTGTCTCCGTTTCTTGTAACGGATGTCATATATATCGGTAAAACTATCCATGTCTGATTGTCTGCGAACTCCTGAACGTCAACCGGACGTGTCGGTAAAACAAAAACTGTGGAGCCTGACGTTAATGGAGTATTAACCTGAAACTGGTTTGCCCCCGTACCGTAACCAGCAAAACTTGTGCAGAATGACGGGGCACGGAGCCCCGCTGTAATCGCCATCGCAGGACGGCCATCGTTATAATCTATCAGTATTCCTTCCGGCATATTTCACCTTATGTCCATCGTCCAACAACAACACGACCACCTCCTGAGAGATTTACTGTGATCCCATTGCCGTCAATGCGAGTAACGTTATTCACTCCGTTAAATGCAAATTCACCGCTGTCGGCATAGAGTTTCCCATGGAATTCTGGGCTACCAGATTTTGGTAAACTCCATCCGCGTCCACCACCACCGGGGATAAAGTTTGCAGACTGAAGTGAATCGGTAATTTTCGCAAAATCGATGGATGCTTCCTGAATTAATGCGCTACGAATAAATACCTGTCCGTTATAGACGAAGAATGCAGCCTGCCAGTTGCCGGGGTTATTACCGGAATAAATGCCGAACTGATCCGCGGCAAATACAACGGTAGATTTATAGCTATTCCCCGATGGCTCGATAGACATGCCGAATCCGGTGTTATATTTCACACCGTTCCTGACAATCCCCATATTGAGTGTGTAAGAGGCTTTTGCAGTCCCATCACTATTTACCTCAGCGGTCATTTTCTGATTTACGGCTGAGGTTAACTCTCCTTCAGGGCCTATTTGTGCCTGTACGTAAGTGGAAAGATCGGCGAGCCCCTGCTCGGCAGTAGCGACAGTTGTTTTCACAACAAGGATGTCGGCGCGAACCTCCCCATATTGCTGATACTGGTGCTCAACGGTTCCGTGGTTCGCCAGCGCGTTCGACATGATACCGTCCAGGTTGGTGTTGACACCCTGCTGAACATTTTTAAACGCATCTGATTCGCGGATCTGCTCATCAATGAGTTCTATCATTCCAGGAATATCTGATGACGCCTGACCTGATGCCTCAACGAACTCCGATACCCCGAAAGCATTTTTGGTGCGGACATAAACGTAATACGTCTTATCAGCCTGTAGACCATGAAGCGTCCACTGGTTAGAGCGCCCGAGGAACTGAGTCTGGTCTTCAATATCGTCAGGATTGACAATCTGGTTCTGCCCGGAGTACCAGAACTCAAACGATGTGTCTGTCGTTGCCGTAATGCGCATGACGGGGACCAGGTCAGCAGAGAACAAGCCTGGCGTCCAGATAACACTGGATGGTGCAGGTGGCGCACCGATGACCATACTAATTTGCGTCTCAGCGCCTTTCATTCCGTTTTCATTGCGACCGCGAACGCCAAGCGTGTATCCGCCGGCGTTCAGACCAAAGAACTCGTAGCGGAACTGGTCTGTTTCATATTGCGCAACCACTTTCCCGTCATCGGTGTATACATACACTTCAAACATCAGCTTTTTGGTAGTGGTTGCCGTCTCCCACGTGGCCGTAACCTGGACAGTCTCTGAGTTGGTGTTGATGATGCGCAGGTTCTCCACGTTCGGTACACGGTAACCGTTCAGCGTATCGTTGGGGATTTCAAACACTGCGCCTTCATCAACAATGGCCTGTTTGTTCGGATCATGCTGCGATGCGGTGATGCTGTAGACAGAATTGTTATCCGTCTCTGCAACGCTCAGGATGCGGAATAGTCTGGTGGAAACGTTGCTGGTAGAGATAGCGAATACAGTCCCGTCACGAACCCATGCAGGTGTGGTTTTCAGCGTCACGATGTTGTCGGCAATGCTGGAAATCACGTACTTAACGAATTTCCCGTCACTACCCATGATCGACATGGTGTCGCCTTCTGATATCAGAGACGAATCAACAGCATCAACGGTAATCTTATTGCCCGCGTGCGACATGATGCGCCCACCAAGACGCGCACCAGCATAGTTGTTGTCCATAACTTCAACGATGTCACCTGGCGTGAAGTGGATAGCATCGCGCGCCATCTGGAAAGACAGTCTGCTGCTTTCCCGTTTCGCCGTTTCAAGAAGCCATTTCCCAGCGCGCCATGCCTGACCACGAGACGTGCACCCGAATGCTTCAATTGTTGTTTCGTTGTAGTTCCCGCGGGCGATCATCTCATCGTCGGAAACATACTCTTTTACCTGCTCCCAGCCGTTATCCGGGTCAGTCCAGGACACAACAACGGCATTGTATTTCTCTGAACGCTTCACGGAGCTGCGCTTGAACTCGCCATCAACCACGTTAGCATTCGTGATTGTCGCAATTGGGTCTTGTGGCGCGTCCAGCATGACAGACAGTCGCATCCCGTCCCACAGCGCTATACCTCGAAACATGCTCGCTATCTTGTCTAGAATGTCTCGCGCACTCTCCTGCTCGGTAATATAGGCATTCAGCGTCATCCTTGGTTCCTGCCCGCCGTAGCCATCATTAACAAGCTGATCGCAATACTGTGAGAGGACGTACAACGCACCGTCATCTACATCGATATAACCGGCACGTTTCGCCAGGCCAAAACGCGTATTCTTCGCCAGTTCACGGAACAGCCACGCCGGGTTGTTAGTCCACGCTTTTTTGAATCCGCCAGTCCACAACCCAGAGTAAGTTCTGGCTATCGGATCGTAGTTGTCAGGAACATCCACAATCAGGCCGCGAAGATGATATGTGCGACTAGGGTTATCGGTGTACTGGTCACGGTCAATAACCGCACCCGCAATAGCGGAGAACGGATAATTCAGGTTATCGTCGGTGATCTCGCTGTAGCTGTTCCAGATGGTGCCGTTTGACAGCAAATCACTGGTGCTGTCCGGCGTAATTCGACGCACTCGGATATCGAACGGTTTAGTTTCCGGCGCGTCAATCAGGTGCGCCTCAAGATACTCACCGGATATTTTACCTGGGCCTATAGTAACGTTTTTTTCGATAACCCACCCGGTTGAACCGGTCCGGGACTCAATGACCATAGTTACTGAGGTGTTCTTTTGGTTACCTTTGGTGTCTTGCTCAACTAACCCTGTTGTCCCGACGTTGAAACGAACGCGGGTTACATCCTGATCGGTTATGGTGCGTACCAGCGGGGTATCGTAAGTGACCTCAGTGTTAACAATGGTAGTCGCTTCGATTGCAGAGAAACCGTTGATTGGCTCCTGAGTCTCCGAGCCGGGGCGCCATGCAACACTAATTCCGTTCACGTTGACATTACCGTTCGAGTCAGTGACAGGCGTCTTATTGAGCTTAAAGGAAGACAGGTGCTCCGGATCTACCGGGCCGTATATTTCGCCCTCGGAAATTAAATCCAGCACGCGATAGTATTGCTTTGATTTGAGGTTATCGTCGAGTAGTTTTGGGGTTGATGCTTTACCGCCACCTGAAGACATAGCGCCACCTTAGCTGATTGATTCTTCCCAGTCGGAATTATTAGACGTGTCTATTCCGAGACTTATTACGTTACTGCCGACTTCCATCTCGCCGAGGAGTATCGGCACCGGACGCCCTTGCCCGACACGGTTTTCCGCACTGGTAAATGAGTTGTTCGTTAGCGTGTTTGTCTCAGCCGCTTCCGCTGACGTTTTAGTTTTCATGTTGCGGGACATGTATACCGAGTACGCAATTGAAGCCACGCTGACAGCAACCGCAATCCATGCCGCAGCAGCGGCAGTGATTGCGCCTTCGACTACCGGCACAAACAGGACTACAGAACCATCTTTCAGGTGGCGATCCAGATGCCATTGCATAGCCGATGCCTCAACATCCTCGCCCGCTATTCGGATCCGAAGTCTTGTATTGAGGAATGCTTTTTTGAATTCGTGATTCTGGGCAAGAAGCAGTCGCAGTCCCTGAGCGGGCGTATCTACGTTCAGAGGGATTTGGCGGTAAAATCGGCGTAAACTGCCAGCAAATTTAAAGATGAGCACTGTTCATGTCTCCATATGGAATGCATCTGCTTAACATATGCCGGACGCATTGGCTCTCTCCGGCTCAGGTGTCCGGCGTGGTCGTGGTGAAGCACCATGTTTTCGTCGAGGAGAATCATTGCGTGGCAAGGGTCAGTGCCGGGGAATGGCTGTCTGATGATGACGTCACCTGGTTGCGCTTCGCCCGTCGATACCTGGCGGAAGCCGTTGAGAGGCATGTTGTTCAGATAAAGATTTTCACCACGTAACCACCACCCATTAGTGCGTTCGAAGTCAGGAAGGTCGATTCCGCAAAGATGATACGCATCCCTGAACAGGGTGTAACAGTCCATGGCACCATGCTTGAACTTGCGCCCCAACAGCAATGGAACAGGCCTGAATTTCATAATCACACCATCGCAAGCCAGCCACCACGGAAGCCCACTGGATACCTGTGCATTGCGGTCTGCTCCTGACAGAAAAGGCACTCTTCCCGGATGCGAGTGAAATACTGCAGTCACCTCTCCCTCGTCCTCGGCTGACAGCCATTCATCATCGCTGATACGGAAGTGTTTTCCCGGGTCAGGATGTATATTCCGGCAGCGGTATAGTCGTTCACCATCAATAATCAGCCCACACACTTCATCCTGCGACGATGCCGCATATTCTAGTAACTCTTGCATCAGGAAACCTTCTGAGAGCCGGGGAAGCTGCTGATTGGCATTGGTTCCGGTCGCGGATAACGGAAACGGCAGCCGCTACGGCGGTGAGAACACTTATCTTTCGCCGGGTCCGTGGTTGGATTGTCGCGCTCATCAGCAACGGGAGGTCCGTCATATCCACACCCGACGCCGCGGTACTGCCACTGGCACACGTCGGCCAGAATAGTGCGAGCCGGGATAATGGCGTTATCGCAGTCAATCGGTGTCGCCAGCGTGTAGGTCACCTGTTCGAACGTCTCTTCCGTCATCTCCTCGACAACGTAGCGGGAAACGGCCTCCTGTGTCGGGTCTGCATCAGGATTACCGTTCGGAAAGTTAACCGCATCAAGATATTTTACCGGCACCTGACGCCTGGTGATAACCACGCCAAGCATGTCATCAAAGTCGTGGTTGATGCCAGTCAACAGGCCGGTAACGTTCGCTACCGCCATTGACGGGCGTGCATATGTCCCTTCGTTCTTTGACTCGAATCCTTCCACTGCTATCGGGTAAGCTTGGTACTGGTTACCTTTCCAGATAACATTACCGTAATAGCCGTTTGTGCCGGAATGGAACCGGATAAGGTCGCCACCAAAGGGTTGCAGGTCAGCTTCAAACAAATCGATGAATGCACCAACTCCGGCGTCTACGCTGTCGATGATTAAATTTGCTGGTATGTCGCGCACGGCAAACTCCCATAAAAAAACCACCCGGAGGTGGCTACTGATCATTTGTCAGGATGTTACTGATTTACATACCTGGTTATGGTTGAGATTCAGCCCGCCAGTGGTGGGACACTGGCGCACTCATATTAAGGAGGGATGGCTGATTAACTCTGGTTAAGGAACATACCAATGGGCTCTATGTTAGAACTGGAAAAAATAGTTTCAGATTTACAACGTGAATTACAGATAGAAAAAGCAACCAACAAACTAGTTTTTTCGCTGATAATTGAAACCATTAACAAACTGTCACCAAAACAAAATGTTAGAGAAGTGATGATGGAAGTACTGAAAGGGGTTACGCCACCTGAAATTTCATCGGCTCCTGATGCCAGCGAAGCAATCAAGAGAGTTGAGAAAATAATTCAGAAGAAACAATCTTGTCATTAACTTCCTGAATAAAATGATCAGCGGTCCGATTCTGGGCCGCGTATATAACACCGCCTGGACGAATGGCGCTTTTGATCATTTCCCCGCTGAGATTTCGCACCAACTCACTAAATTCTTCGTTTGCCTTTTGCTGTGTCTTAATGCTCGCCAGTTCTTTCTCCAGCGATTCAACTCGTTGTTCTAAAGTCATAACTGTCTCCTGCCTTTCGGTTTATCGTGGTACTTGTTCAAACGTGGCCGTCAGTTCATACAGCGGCCCGGTCTTTGTCATATTCCAGGAGCGGCAGACAAAAAGCATCTGTACTCCCGTATCGGATGGCGTCCAGTAGAACGCCTCTACTGCCATTCGCGCTTTCAGGAACGCCTCAGCATCCTTCGCGGGGTTGCTACGGCACGCTCCGCTGACGCCGCGAAAGGTGAGTGAGTATTTATCCATTAACGGGTTGATACCCTTCACCTGCCGTTGCTCGTAACCGTCGCCCAATTTAACGACAGCAACATTCGGCGTGCGCTCAACTGAGTAGGCTTTCTGCGGTGTCCATGTGAATATTTCTGGCATTATATCCTCCACTAATTTAACCAGCCCCGACCGCTCATATATCCTACAAGAAGCGTAAACACGGGAAAAAGAATCCACAGGAGCCAGGAATAATGCTCGACAAAATCAGTCATCTTTCACCTCTTTTTGGTTTGTTATCTCCATTGGTGGGGATTGTTACATTCTTTATTGGCAGGAAGCTCGGAAAGCGCGACGCCTACCGAAACGAGCGTAATAAGGCTGCTGAGCCAGTGCATATCAGTGTTATGTCGCATATTGAAAAAATTTCACAGCGGATGAACGTCAGAATACCCATCACTCAAAAGCAGATTGATACCCTATGCTGGCACTCATCCTGTAATGAAGCAGACAAAATTCGCGAGGCATGGATACAATATAAGGCTGTAGAATCTCAGGCTGGCGATGAATATCAATCCAATCCTGAATTTACCGATTACGACCATTTCGTTGATGTCGCCAGAAAGGTAGCAGCACTTGCCAGGAAGCGGTGACTACCGTTTTGTCCTCGGCTGTATCATACCATTTGGCCGATTGGCCTGGTCACTGATGTGAAATAAGGTAACCCGCTTCATCATCTGGGCCATCTTTGCCATGGTCGCATCGTCTATGCCGCCGGTGGTGTTGATTTCGAAGGTGATGTGCTGCACCACCCCACCGCCACCTCCGGCCTTATCAGCTGATATCACCTTCCCTGACTGGTTCGGAATGAACATCTGCTGACCGCCAGCAGTCTGGAAGATTTCAGAGCGGCCGTTCTCGTTGATGCGGTAGGCATTGCCAGCAGACACCCCGCCACCGTAACGGCGACCACCAGCAAGAGCCAGCCCCTTAGCAGCAACCATAGACTCTGCATATGCAGTCTGGCCAACAGCAGCAGCGCTACCCATGGTTGCGATTGAAGCGCTCATTGCGGCCGGAGCCCATGCAGATGCAGCAGCGGTAGCCTGAGCCATCGTCGATGCCAGTGATGCAGCAGCAGCGGCCTGACCCATTAACTGACTCTTGACCCACTCTATCCCCATCTGCACCAGACTACCGACAACACTATTGAGGATTGTAGTGCCGATGTTGGCAAATGCTTCTTGAAGACTTTGGGTGCCGCTAATGAGGCCGGTCAGAGCATTAGTCGCTCCACTTTGCAGGCCTTCCAGAGAGGACGCCAGCAACTCATTGGCCTGACTCTGATTGCGGAAAATTTCCCACTGTGCGGCAATGCGTGCCTGTTCATACTCGGTATCAGCGGCATTCTTCAGCGCAAGAGCATTATCGTGCGCGATGACTCCTTGCTGCTCGAATTGCTGAATGAGCGCTAATTGTTGCGCGTGCTGATTGGCAAGCCGCTGAACTGGATCAACTTCTGCCATAGTTGATTGCATTGGGCTAACTGCTTTCTGAGAACGTATCTTTGCCAGATTAGCCTGATGTTGTTGCTCTAACACCTCACTGGTTTGATTGTATTGTTGCTGGCTGATTTTTTTCGCATCCAGCGCAGTTTTCAGATCCTGAACATCCTGCTTATAACTGGCGTTCTCGCGCGCTTCCGGCAATAACTTCTCAGCAGCGGCCTGCGCTTTAAGTGCATTGGCTGTGTCCCAAATTTCGCCTCGATATTTACCAGCCAGCGCTATTTGTTCCAGCGTAGCGCCTTTGCCAAGTGATTGTTGCGCTGCGAGAACCGCTTGCTCTCTGCTTAGCTCAGAAGTAGAACCGGCAGCAAGTTCAGACTGTTGCTTCAGATTCGCAAGTTTTTGGGCGATTGCTTCTTGCTGATTAGCATATTTGGTCGCCTCAGACGTGGCGTCTTTGGTTTCCTTTTTGCCTTTCTGCTGAGCTTGCTGGGCGTCGTATTCGGCAGCAGCTCTTTCACGAGCCAAGGCCACATCCCTTTCCATCTGCTGCTTCGATTTTTCATCATTAGCGCTTCCGGCGTATAACTTCCTTATATCCTGCTCAGCCTTCAACTGCGCACGCTTACGATCGTTAAGCTCACTCTGGAGTGTCACCTGGTCTTGCAGTTTATCAAGATAGTCCTGAACGTCTTTTGGGCGCTCTACCATCAAACTGCTGGAGTTGAATTTCTCCTTCGCTTTTGCGGCAAAATTAATCATGTCGCCAAGCTTGCCCATCATGCCAGCGGCAACACCCGCCTCCTCCCCATCCCGGCGAAGCAGGTCAATCCCTTGCCTCATCGTGCCATTAAGCGTGGCGCGTCCGATGTTAATAGCGTTCTGAGTCTGGCTGAGGCGATTCTGCGCACGCTCAAGAACGAGAGTTGCAATCGCTAATTTATCCTGGGCACCACCTAATGCTTCAGCAGCCTGACGGCCTCGAGTGGTGTTCGTTCCCCAGTTAGCGATCTCCCTTTCTTGCCTCTGAACAGCGGCAGTAGCATCGTTAAATTCTTTCTGTGCGTCGGCTACTGCATCGCTAAGTGTCGGCAGGTTCTGGCTTAACTTGCCAATGGTGGCTGCCAACTCGGTATGCGACATGGTCTGGAACTTAGCGCTCAGTTCATTGACGCTATCTGCCAAGTTATTGGCATCATCTCTGGCCTCTTTAGCTCGCTGAGAGAAATATAAAATCGCACTGGCCGCTAGCATGGCAGCACCAGCGGGGCCACCGATGAGAGACAATCCTCGGCTAACCAACCCTGCTCCTGTAGACAATCCAGCCTGTGCCGCTTTATTTTCTGCCAGAGCGCGATTGTAATTATCAACAGCGCCAGCGGCGGCTACGCGAGCGGCAGATAAGCGTTGCTCGGCAGCGGCGGCATTCATCGCGCTAACCGCCGTCTGCTTCATCATCTCCGCAAGGCGGATCTCGTCCAGCGCCCGTTCTTTTGCGACGGCGGCTGCGCGCAGATCGGCGGCAGCTTTATTTGCAACGGCTTGCGCCGCCTGCATCTCTGCTGCTGACTGATTTCTTGCAGCAACTGCGGCCTTTACCTTCGCAGCGGTAGCCATTGTCAGTGCACCAACATAACGGCTACCCATAACAGCAGCAGCGGCGGTCAGGATGGCACTAAGAGCGCCGATGTTCTCACTGACGCTGATTACGGCATCGTTGAAAATCGCTGTGCCGGTTTTCACCGTGGAGTTTTCACCAAAGAACTTGGTGATGTTGTTCCCGGCTACCTGCAAAGCCTGGCTGATAGTTGTCGTGGTATTGGCGAACTCATTGCCAATCGTCACCCCCTGTGAAAGTAACCCGTTAACCACAACATCAGTAGTCAGTTTTCCAGCGGCTGCCATCTGACGCATCTGCCCAATGCCAACACCCATAGAGTCGGCAAGTGCAACGATCAGACGGTTGCCCTGCTCATTCACTGAGTTAAATTCTTCACCGCGCAGCGCGCCAGATGCCAGTCCCTGAGACAACTGGATAATAGCGTTTTCTGCTTCTTGAGCGGTCGCACCGGAGACCACAAAGCCCTGGTTAATGATGGTTGTCAGCTTAGCCAGATCATCAGCGCTGGTTCCATATTCCCTGGTTGCTCGCTCCAGCCTGGCATACAAAGAAGCTGTTGCGTCCAGGCTGCCGCGAGTTTGCTGCGTAATATTGAATACCCGCTCAGTAACGTCAACCAGTTGCTCGCTTGGGCGGAGGGCATTCGCCAGTTTGTTATTGAGCGTTGTCCATGCGTCGGCGTACTGAGATACCTGTTGAACCGACAGGATAGCCATCAGATAGGTGGCTACACGGCTTAAGCTACCAAAGGACGACGTTAGCGATGAAGCAGCCTTATCTGCGCGGTTGAATCCACCTTCCATGCCGTCTGTTATATCGCGAACCTGTTTATCAGCACGCAACAGCTGAGCCGTATCAGCCTTTATTACATATTCAATATCACCTACGTTCTCGGCCATTTCATTTTCTCCGGGCAATAAAAAACCCCGCCGGAGCGAGGTTTGAATGAAGTTCATGGATTTAACTACAATTTACCGGCCTGCCAATGAAGATTATGTTTCCATAAGCATCATTCGTGTTTTTAATCCTTAGGACTTGGCCATTTCTCATAAACACCCAATACAGTTGCTTGCCTGTATATCCACCATATGAATTTTTAGCATTCACATAAACGCAGGAAGAATAGCCGTACACAAAATTCCTATTCTCAACCATTACCTCTTTGCGAGGCTCTGTGAATTCAGAAAATTTTGCAGACTCGGGGTCTTTTAACTGATCGCGAATGGCCGACTCTATGATGACTTTGGAATTATCTGGTTTGCTACCTACATCAGCTGTTTCAAGATTAATGTTTTTTACGGCTTGAGCGAATTCAGCATCTCTTTTTTTGGCTTCCTGCATCTCCTTACTGGGAGTGCACGCCGTTAAGAATAAAGTGATCGCCACAACTGATAAACCAACAAAACTCTTCTTCATATCCCTATCCCCCACATTAAAAGATGGTCAAATCCTACCATCTGTTGACGGAGAGGTCAGCAGGAACGACAAAACCCGCCGTAGCGGGTTTCACGTCATATCGTTGCACAAGCTAAGCCATTTCTGGGAATTCTTCTTCAACTTTGTGCTCAATCGCTTCATAAAGGCTTTCTCGTTTGCTCTTCTCATCAAGCAAGGCCAGAGTCTGTCTGTACTCTGGTGCTTTGGCAAATTCTACAAACGCAGCATCAAAGCCAAGACTCTTAACCTTCTGCTCAATAGACTTCAGTGGTACGCGGAAAAACTCCTTGCGGTTATTAATGAGGTTTACTCGGTGAGCTGAGAACTCATTATGCAGACTAGCCTCCAGCGCAGGAGCGTCATCAGAATAAATAAGTGCATGAATATCGAACTTGAACGGCACAGATGCCGAGCCAAGCTCATTGACTCTCTCTTCAGGAACCAGCCTTCTGGTTAACCCAATCTTATATACACCTTCGCCAAATGCCCCCACATTTGAGATAACGTATACATGACCACTGCGGGTGAGTTGAGCCTGAGATTTTGCTCGTTCTGAAAGCTTCCTGGCCCCTTCAAGTTGCTGCTCAAGCTCAGCGATTCTTTGTTCAATTTGTTCTTTTTCTGCACTTGTTGCTTTCTCAAGTTCCTTGCGAGCCCGCTCCATCGCTTTTTCGAAGTCACGTTCTGCCTTCTGCTCCTCGCGGATGGCCTTTTCATATTCTCTTTGCGCTTTTTCTTCTTCGCGCTGCAATTCACGTTCTTCTCTTAGTATTTCTCGCTCATCTTGCAGCTTCAGCTCCTTTTCATGACAGAGCAGAAGTTCTTCAAGGCGGAGGTTAAGATAATCATACGTGATTCTAATATTCATGGACTCGCCGAACTTATTGATAGCATCGAAAGCGCTCTCAATTCGCTTCTGTAGTTGTTCAACATTACCGGCTTTTATTTTGGCAATCGCTGCATCGCACTCGCTATTGAACGCCCTGACAAGCAACTTCACGTAGCGCTTAACCATTTTTTTGCCTTCAGCTTTACTGCCATTGACCTGCCAGTCGGTGCTGAAATCACATGCAGCCTCTTGCCTCAACAGGATCTTTTGCCTTTCTTTATTTTTGGTAATGGCTTCCTGATAAGCTACTGAATCATGATAATCGAAGGTTGGCTCATATACGCCATAATCAATCATTGCAGCAGCATCACTAACACTGGATAGCTTTTCAGTTAGCTTTACGAGAAGAGCCCGTTTTTCTCTGTACTCTGACTTCAAAGCAGCCAGTTCTGCTTCATGGATAGAAAGAGCCTCCTGCACTGCCTTTTCTTTCTTGTCAAGGGCGGAGCTTTTTTCGTTAAACTCTTTGTCGAATGCTTTACGCTTCCCTTCAATTTCTTGCTGAATGCTTTGTCTGGCACTCTCCTCATCATCAGATAATTTTTTTCTGAATGATTTTTCCTCTTCATTAAGTTGATTGCGTAACCTTAATTCCTCTGCCTCAAGATCTACAATCTTGCTGAATCTCTCCATATCAGCATCATGTTTCTTTTTCTGTGATTTGAGTTTGATAAAACAGATTAGCAGAATAATTAAAAGTAGCAGAATGCAACCAAGTAGCCCCCAAACCATGCCTATTTTCCCCTCTCCTGAGTTAATAGGTATATGGTAACAAAGCATCAAGAAGCGATCATTACATAACCAATGCAAATATTACGCACTAGCGGTAGTGAATGGCTAAGCTTTCTTTTCCTTAGTCAGGATATATAATGTTTTTTCGATGTTTTCCAATTTTGAAGACATCGCCTCCCTGAACCACTCCATATCCTCTTTGCTATATGTCATGGTGCAAGTATAAGAGTTTTTTTTCTTGCTTGCTGTCTGCTACTGGCGCGGCAAAAGACATAATCATTGAGATAATCCATTCAGCACCATTCTGGTGCAGCTTTTAGCGCCTGCTTCATCGCTTACCTCAACCTGAGCGGGCCATTTAGTGCGGCCCATGCCTCTGCGCATCCATCGCCAGCATTTGTTCTGCCCAGTCCATGACTTCGTCGTATTTCTCCTGAGTCGGCACTCTGGCTTTCTCTTTCTGCGGAAATTTAGCGTTCATGGCGGCCCGTAAGCTGGTCATGGTCATATCCCATGCGTCTGACTCGCTCATGCCGAGGTGAGCAACAGCGGTATAGACGAATGACCGTACATCGAATTTGTCGCTGTATTCACCCTTCTTTCCTTCGAATTCTTCCGGTGGCTGGTCGCCCATTACACCATGAAGAATCAGATGGCGGGCAATCTGGATAACATCCTCGATCGGGATGGCTCCCGGCTTGAACAGAAGTCGCCCCGCACTAGTAACCGAGTAGGAACCGATAACTTCAGCAACGTCACCTTCAGAACAGCGCTTGACTACGTTGGCTGCAGCTGCCGCCATTTCAGCAAAGCAGCGGGCATTAGCCGCTTTTAGTATCTGGGGGTCAGCAATTCTGTGCTTTGGGTAATGGCCCGCATGAACTTTCACCAAAACATCAACGATTTGTTCAGGCGTTCCGATTCTGGACATAGCGAGGAATGAAGGATTAAGAAATATCTCTTTGTCGCCGGCGCGAATGACAGCCTGGCCGATATCGGTGATTGCTTTCATGAATCCCCATAAGAAAAAGGAGGACGGTGCCTCCTGGCAAGAAGTTACGATGCGTTGACAGTCACTGTGACCGGATTGGTGGTTACACTGGCTGCGGTACTGGAGCTAATCTGACAAGTATATGAACCCGAATCGCCTGTTGTCGCACTGGACTTAGTATATGTAGCTGTCGTACCACCGGAGCTCACATTGGTTCCGTCTTTTTTCCATTGATAAGTCAATGATGAGCTATCTGAAACAGTAGCTGCAACAGTGAGAGTCAGGGTGTCGCCAGCAGTAAGTGTTTTACCCTGCGGCTGGGTGGTAATGGTAATAACTGCCCCGACATCACGCACGTCAACCTGACCTGCACTTGATGCCTCAATGGACCACGTTGCCACATCATCGTGTGGAGCTTCATCACCCCATGAAGTAACCATGAATGGCCCTTCGGTGATATCGTTTGGAGAGATGATTTTGAACCACACATACGGCTGGTTGCTGGTCTCCGCTGGCGGGTTATAAACGTGACGCTTCAGCGCGTTCTGCGCGTATACATCCTCTTTGCGGGTAACGCCGTCACCAGAGAACGAAATGTTCTTATAGGTAACAAGATTTTCCTGCGTAAACGCGGCGCTCATATCGGCAGTTGCATCTGCGGTTTCCCACTCTGCATTAACTGTTTTACCGCGCATCATGCCGAGTCGCTGGTAAGCGCTGGCGGTAGGTTGTACTTCCGGGCAGCCAATCGCGTAATAAACAACGACATCGCGCCCTGTGAATGCACCTGACTCACATCCGGCCATAATTAATTATCTCCGTGTTATCTGGAAATGATGGTTTGAAAGGAAATATCGAAGAGGTAACGGCCTTCTTCGGTCTGGATGGCGGTGATACCGCCGATTGGCTGCATCGAGATGATGCATTCGGTTCTGTAGTCGTCGATCATCGCCTGGCGGATGGCGTCGGCGCGATTTTCAACTTCATTGATGTCGCTGTCGTTCTGGCCTGACAAAACAAGGATGCGGAAAAAGTCGCGCGTTATGGCTTCCTCAGGCTTGCCACCGCCGTTTTGCTGGATGACAAGGTATCTTTCCCCTTCCGTACCTTCCATCTCGTTCCAGAAGCGTTTCTGGACGCGATAACCAACATCAAAGCCATGCGATTGTAACCACGCTCTCAGCGCGTCATACACCTCGCTACGTGTCATACTTTGTACCCTTGCTTGATGATGGCCTTTATCTCGTTGAGACCGTCACGCTCGAAGCCTTTGGTCAGGAACCCCGGCTCGGCATCGGGATCCCAGTAGTTCCCCTTCCCCGTGCCGCCACCGAATTCTTTTCCAGCGCGAGTTCTGCCGAAGTGTTCACGCGGCTGGCCTTTTAGCTTCCCGGACATACCGTGAACGGCGGCAGCGTATGCAGCCGTGTACCCGACCTTTCCCTGCATCCCACCGGGCATTGGTTCAAGCTTTCTGTACTGGCTGTTGATAAGCGTGGATGTGTCAATGGGAGTAAGTAGCGCGGCGTGAGACGAACCGACAATCATGACCTCAGTCAGCACTCTTTCTGTGCGTGGCCCGGCAATTTCTGCCAGCACCTTGCGGGTGTTCATCTGAACACGCTTGATACCTTTAACGGGCATGATCGCCTCACGTCAGAATTTTGTAGTCCGGTTCCTCGCCGAATGGTGACATATCCCATTCCGTCACCGCTTTGATGACGTTCGCGCCAGCTTTCAGGGGATCGACCTGCGCCGTTGTGTCACCTCTGGCGATATACCAGTCGCGTAACGGCATGGTCGCATCGACGCCGTTACACTTCAGCTCAGTGAAGAAAATCAGGTTCGTGGCGAACTCTTTCCCGCTGGCATCTACCGCAACTTCATTGTTCGCCGTCCAGGTACAGTCAATCAGGTAGGGAGTTCCGCTTGTCCAGGCGTTATTCCAGTCGTCGTAGACGCGCGGGTAGATGGTCGCAACGTTGGTGTAACTCCAGCGTGCTATTTCAGACATTGCCATCCTCCCACCGGATCACCTCCGGTTTTTCCGCTGCCACCTTTCGACACAACAGATACCAGTCACCGTTGCTTTTGACATAGCCGGTAACGCGCTTACCAATGTCTGTCATCACCCAGACTTTGACGAACGGCTCAGGCAATCGCTGCTTAACCGATATCCATGCCATTACTTAGCCCCATTACACATGCAACCACCTTTACCAATCCAGATGCCAGCAAACGCTGTATTGGTCGGGTCTGGAGGGATGAGTCCATTAGCGCAACCGTGTTTGTCAGCGCCACGCAGCAACGCCAGCGCCCCTTTCCAGCGGTCGGCAAACGACTGATACCGGAATGAACGCGATGCACCATTGGGTGCGGTCTGGGAACTGATGTACTTATCGCCTTGCCCCAACGCCATTAAACCCAGTAAATAGGACTGAATTAGCAGCGCCGTTGCGGGCGGGTAATGTGCATCGAGGCACTCCTGAATACTGTTAGCCTGCTCTACGATAGCCTGCAGAATGAAATCTGGCAGCGTGATACCCACTGACTCCAGATATTCCTTGGCCTGTTCTGTGGTAATCATGCGAGCCTCTTATGGCCCTCCGAAGAGGGCATAAAAAAACCGCTTTCGCGGCTATTCGTCTTCTTCGTTTTTACGGCGTCGGCCTGATTTCGCTTCTGGAGTTGCCGGTGTTAGGTCACCACCCGCCTCTCCACGCATCAGGCGAACGTTCGACTTCAGGGCTGGATGCAGTTCTCTTATATCCACCACATCGCCAACCTTTACGCCGAACCATGGTCGTACAACTTCGTATTTAGCCATGCTCTTTCCTTATGCAATGTTAGCGCCGTAGACAACGCCTGACAGGCCTTGGTCGTCTGCGGTGATTTGCAAACCTTCAGCAGACATGATCTGGAAGTTGTAGTTAACGTTAGGTAACGGACGCGGCAGCGGCACGACGCCAACAGCCATACCAACCAGCGGAGAAATGATGTCCTGACGGCGAACATAGGCAATGAACTCGTTGCCACTGAGCGCAAAGGTCGGTCGAATTTCACGAACAGGCGCAAATGGCAGCACAGCATTCAGTACGTTGCCGCTAACTACGCCGTTTACTACATATGGTTGAGCCAGGTTAGCCCAGATTTCAGGTGACACCCACATCACATCATACTGAGCGACTTTGTTGGCGCGCGCCAGCGTACCAAATGCGCCTTTCCCGAAGAAAGCAAACAGTGCTGTCATATCGGCAGTGGTCAGGTCGATATTTGCGCCACCAGAACCAGAACCAAGGTTGATCTTCTTGGTGTTACGGTGGTTTTTGATACCCTGCGCCGGGTAGGACTGCACCTGAATATTCGGGTCGCCGTTCAGATAGTAGTTGACGCGCTTCTGGTTAAACTTGCGCATTTTAGCCATCTGCGAATCCAGCACAAGGTCAATACCGACAGAGTTAAGACCAGCAGCATGACGCCAGTTCACACCGTAACCTGCGGTGAATACCGGAATCGGGTCTCCGTCGCTCGCATATTCGGTATGGTCAAATGAGGATGGAGCCTGACCGTCAATGCTTACAGAAACATCATCAGCGATATCACCAATAACGTTGTAAAGCTTTGCGGTTTTGCCAACAGAAAGAACGGTCTGCACACCAATCAGGTCGTTGACGATTTCCATGCCAACCTCCTGATCACGCAGTTGCAGCACCTGACGGTCAATTTCGGCCCAGAAATCACGCGTAAAACCGCCTACAGCATTAACCGCCAGCCATTCAGGAGTCATATTAGAACGATTTGCCGCAATCATGGCATCATGCTGTGCGTTCCACATGTTGCGGTTTGCCCAAAGCTCATTCCAGTGACCACCAAGGCGCGAGTTGGTCGCCAGTGTCTCTTTAGAGAAATACATATATGTTTATCCTTTTGTTACGCGCCTGCAGCGGCGGCAGTGCCAACGCGCATACGAACGCGAATGAAATCGGTGGTACTGGCTGCGATGGTGAACTCGTCCTGGCTGTAGCCGATTACTGAATCGGTGTCGCCAGTTGCGAGTGTGAATTGACCAGCCGCGCCAAGCTTAATCGGGCTGTCCTTCTTGTACGCCCCCGGCACACACAGAAGCGCAAGTTCACGGCCTTCTTCTACATAGTTGCCAACAGCAGAATCGCCAGCAGGAACGGCATCACGAATGCCAAGTCCCTGATGATAAGCGCAATCGATAATGTACATGCGGCCAGTTAATGCAGTGGCTTGTGCGAACTTACCATCACTGTTAATAGTGACGGCAGTGCCTGGCAGTAGTTCTGCGGAGGTGAGGCGGGTTTCGGTCTTGTAGAGCGATTCCCCGTCGATATTAACGCGACGATAACGTGACATTATCCAGGCTCCTTATTTGAAGTATTCAGATGCGGCAGGTGCGCCAGTTTCTTTCTGATGCTGAGCAGAGTTAGTACCCAGCGGTGCGGCATCACCAATGGTTTTGTACATCGCGTCCAGCGCTTCGCCAGACAGGGCGTTAGCCACAATCTCGCCGTGAACTTTTGCCACCGCTTCACGCTTCGTTTTCTCTTCGGCGCGGGAGTTGGCAGTCAGGGCTTCAGAAAGTTGTTGCTGATTGGCCTGTAGCGCATCAACCTTTTCCGCGAGAGGCTTGATAGCCTTTTCGGTATTGGTGGCGACGGCCTCGCTAACCATGCTGCCGATTTGTTCCAGTTCTTCTTTGGTTAAAGGCATGTCGCCCTCCATTTTGTGGTTTGGTGCAGGGTTATCCTGCGGTGTGAAAAATGATTTGAGCTTGTTGACGACGGCAACCCATGAACTCTGGCGCTGAACCTCTGTCCAGGTATCGTCAAAGACAATCTTTCCGCCCTCAGATTTGTATCCGTAAACCTTCGGATCGCCATTGTTGAGGATGATTACGGCCTGCGAGTCAGTGAAGTCAGCCACCCAGGCGTATTCTTTCTCTCCGGGAGCGAATTTATCTTTCGCATACTTCTCCAGACGCCGCTCTCGCTCGCGATAGGTTTCGCCAACCAGCGCACCGGAATTAGCCTTCAGTGGCGTGGCGAGGTCAGCGTTAACCATCATCCCTACCCCCTGCTCTGGCGTGGCCGCGCCAACCTCATCCAGAAGGATGGCGTCATGATCCATCGCGTGAATTTTCGCAACCCATGAAGCCCCCTGAGCTTTCTGCTCATCGTTCGCTTCCAGTTCTTCCAGGAATACGGCAACGCTGGTATGGATTGGCGGAACATCATCGCCTTTCTCCAGCGCCTCAAGACGCTCAAGAAGACGCTTGCCATCATCTGTACGCTTTGCCACTTCTGTGTCGATCCACTTCTCGACGTAGACACGGTTACCTGACTTCTTGACGTTTTTGTTCCACGCCCCGACATATCCCACATTCAAGCCTTCAGGACTGAAAGCCGAAACAAACTGGCCGTTTACCTGTGGATGTCCCAGCGGTGCCAGCGTCCCTTCCAGACCGGTATAGTGCTGGTCAATTTCGCTGGCAGGATAGAGTCCGCCGTTCATGACCACGTTTGCCGGGAGTGTGTAGGAAGGGACAACCCAATGTTCGCGTCCGTTGTGTTGCTCCCTACGGATGGTTTTGCTGTTCACTTTTGAAGTGACATTAACCTGTACTTTCATTGAAAACTCTCACGTTTATGCAGCGTGCTTGCGCCCACAACCGCAATGCGAATGATTGGGAACCAGTCCTGCCTGCTTCGCTTTCTCCAGCCTTTTCCTGGCCATGTCGATAACGTTCGGGTAAAGAGGATTACCCGCCTCATCAACGAGAACAGATACCTGAGTGCATTTGCAGTTGATTGCGTTTCCATTGATGCTGTACCACTCCCTCACTTCTTCCGTTGTGTAGAGCTTTCCATGTCGTAACGCGTGAGTCTGGCGGGTGGTCGCGCTGAGTGCTGACAAATGCAGTTGGCGGGTGAGTATCCCGTATTGCTCCGTTGCCTCATCTGATTCATCCCATCGACCACGGCGCAGCGCGGTGGTAATCTCCGTCCGGGCAATACGATTAGCCCGGCGAGACTCAATACCTGTCTGCTCAGTGATGCGCTTCGCTATCTCCAGCGGGTTCTGTCCGCGCCCCAGACCATCGGTCAGTATCCGCGCCATGTCGGCTTTCACGGTGGCACTGAGGTTCTTCATTTCCTCGAAGGTACGAGCACGAACCAGAATGAGTCTGCGGCGGTACGGCTCACTCAGGAGGATTGCCGATACGCTTTCCTGTCCTGCCGCGTACACGGCTGACTGCTGCGCCAGATTGGCAAATTCCTGCGCCGTGCCGCGCTGATACGCCGGGTTGACGTAATCAGTCCAGAACCAGAACCCCGTCTCGTTATCCGCACCCAAAATCTCATCCACCAGCAATGAGGCATTGCTGAGGAGCATTGATAGCTGGGTGGAGTCGAGTTCGAAGGTGTAGCGCTGGTTTACTGATGGTGATGCAGGAATGCGGTCGAGGATGTCCTTGTAGGCTTTGCCAATGCGTTTCATTCGCCTGGCGAACTCGTTCATTGCTCCGCGCTCAAGGCGGTCAGCGCCTGTCGGGTCTTTAAGGTTTCCGGGTAGTATCGGTGATTTCGCTTTCTTCTTCGTCATCATCTATCTCCGGAAGTGGTTCAGGTGAACCCTCATACCCGGCAGCCACACGAATCTCTTCACCAGTAAATACCTGCTCGCCTGTTGCTAATGATGCGCTGTTTATCTGCGACATCTTCTGCGCGGCATCCAGTTTTTCACTATCGCTTTGCGCATTAAGGTCGTCCCAAATAACTGTTTTATGGCCTATCGGGTCGATAATGCCGAGGTTAATCAACTTGTCGCAGAAGTCCTCAATCTCGAATGACAATTCGCCTCGTCGGGACTGGCAGCGAGCATTGAAGTACTTCTGGTCCTCTGTGCTGGAACGCTCGGCCTGCTGATTACCTACGAGAATGCGAGTCGGAATATCTACGCCAGCGGAAGCTGTCTGGAGGTTAACGTCGTAGGTTGCTGTTGGGTCTGCTACGGCAGTGACAAGTGGTGTAACTGTCGCCCCCTGCGTGGTCATTAACACGTCGTTACCCCGGTTAATTTCCCCGGCAACTTCGTTAAACTTTTCCTGTAGCTCATCGATACTCACGCCATACAGCGACGCCAGATTATTGAAGTCGATTTCCTTTTCAAAGTTGACGTTAAGCTGGCGTGCAGCGTTCTTCAGGAACGACTCACCGGAACCGCCTTCCACCTTCTCCAGACTGACAAAAGCGTTGTATGCAGGCTCAAGGAAACCGATCGCATCGTCTGTATAGTCACCAAGAATGAAAACTCGACCAGGGTGGATGTCGACACGGCGAGAGGAACCATTGGGTAGAATCTCTGTGTACTGCCACATCTTCGGCTGACCATAATTCTTTGAAACCACTCCGTCATGCCATTCGCTGACTTTCAGTGAACCGGCCCATGCAATACTTACTTTTTCCAGACCACGCCCTTTCGTTGGTTCCAGATTCCACGCTTTATTATCTCGAATATGCAGGAGAATTCCTGCATAGCGGCCAACGAGACGTCGCCGATCAGCATCAAGAAACGCGCGCCAAAGTCGGTTAGTGAAAACCTGCTTAGTTTTGGACTCCCAAGACGTTTCCATGCGTGTTTCATCTGACTTTTCACCCTCAATGATTTCAGGGTTTGACTGCCAGCATTTACCAACAAGCTTTTCTACGGCACCGTGAGCTATACCACCGCGGCGGTAGAGCTTGTAAAGGTCATCGAAGGTTAATTCTTCTTTGAATCCGTATTCACACCAGGCTGAATTACGCTTAGCGTCCAAACCCATTGAAGGATTAAGTAGTCCCATGCGGGCGCGAGCAAGCCTGACGTCATTCAGCGCGTGATTGACGGCTAGTGTTAATTTGTCAGTCATGGATTGTCCGTTATGGTCGTTTAGGTGGTGGAGCAATTCCCCTGGCAGGATATTTGGTGGCACATGGCTGATAACCCGGCCCGCCTTTTCTTTTGCGTTCGCAGCCAGGGCATTTGCATTTATTTTTCATGATTATTTCCCCCTAAGGCGCTTAGGAATCATCATCCCCATCGATTGAGGTTTGCGTTTGATATACCCGTCCAGACCGTATCGGATTCCATCCCAGCAGTGGTTGTACTTATCCTCGATAATCGGCAAGACTTCGCCAGTGATACGGTCTGTTTTGTACGAGTAAAGCCGCGCCTCTTTCGCTGTTTCTTTGCAGCGAGGATGGATGATGATCTTCTTAAATCCACGTAGGAACGTGATGCCGTCCTCTACGCTACCCTGCCATTTCTGAGCAGCTGAGATGTTGAATCCCTGCCCTTTGATATGGCTGATAGTTTCTGGCCTGGAGTTGTCGGCTTTGATGGGCCATTTACGCGCTTCAGGGATACCGGGGAATTTCGCATCGTCAGTTACCTTCCAGTCCTCAAGCTGTTTCGGCGTGGCATCGGTTTTTCCTGCGTAAAACTTCCACATGTCGTCGAGTTCTACGCCATTACCGTAGGCCTCGTATTCGATGTAGAGATTGTTATCCAGAATGAACATGCGAATGAGCGTGCTGGGGTCTTTCGCGAATCCGAAGTCAGCACCGAACAGCAAGCGCTCTGATTTCCTCCATAGATTGTCTTCGAAGCTCTGCACGACGTATTTGTTAGCCAGCACCTGCTTGTCTGAGTTTTCGAGATATGCGCCTTCCCATATCCACGCATAATCTGCGTAATCAAGGTTTGCCAGGTCTTCCTGTCGCTCTTCCTCAAGCACCGCAGGGAACCATGGATTGTCGACATAGTTCATCTCGACAATCATTGAGCTTTTTGGGGGATTCTTTCTGAAAAGTTTGTCGGTGGCGCTGCCGTCCTTCTCCGGGTTCCACGTAACCCAGATTTCTGAGCCTTCTTCACGAACGGTCGGGCGAAGCTTTTTCCACGCAGTCGAAGAAACAGACTCGGCCTCGTCAACCCAGGCTACAAGAATTCGCGCTTTTGATTTGATGCTGTCTAGGTTATGGCGAAGACCGCAGAATACATAGCTGACCTTGCGGTTCTTTGTCCTGATGTATTTCTCTCCAATGTCGAAGTAATCGTCAAGCCACGCCACGGAGCGAATTGCCTGCTTTACCTCCTCCATGGAGGATTCTTCCAGCGAGTTCATGTATTCTCGAGCGCACAGGATAACTCCACTGATATTGGCTTCTGCCGCTTGATAGGCTTTGACGGCAGTCATTAGTGCAAAAGTACGCGTCTTAGCAGATCCACGTCCACCGTGAGCACCACGATAACGGACTCCTTCTGTCGCGAATACAGGAACTAACCTGGCAGGTATCTGGAGGTCAACTTGGCTTTCCATTGGCTGGGTCAACTCCTACCAGGCGAATAGTGGTTGGCTTCGTTGCCATAGTTCCATCAGATGAGGTGTGATCGATAATCTGCTTATCAAGGCCGACCAGCTTAGCCTTACCCATTGTCGCCGCTACAGCTGCAGATGATTGTGGCGTCTCGGCGCTTAAGGCTTTTTGTCTGGCCTCTTCCAGTTCAGCGAGGAGAGAATCGACGGTGACGTTATGGCGTTGCTTAATCTCGCCCCTCAATTCTTTTATCCTTAGGGCTATCTTAGGGTTATCCTGCAACTTACATGCTTGAACATGTACTGCCTCCGGCTTCATCTTGTCAGCAGCATACGCCGTCCGATAAGCCTCAGAAGCATTACCCGTTTCAATGTATGCCTGACAGAAAGCCTCTTGCTTTATTGTCAGACCTGTCATATTGGAATATTCCTCTGCTTAGTTGGTATATCACCCGTAGGCGCATATAAAACAAATTCTATTTTATAGAGCTTTCATAGTGAAAAACCCTGTAAAACACTCTCGATTTCTTCTACCCCCGCATCGAGATGGCGAGCAATGAGGGATAAACCAGCCATCGTAAAAGCTGCAAACCCCGGTATGCATCGTTATTGATTATCATTGCACACTCACGCAGAAGGAGCTCCCATTAAGGGCTGCGGTCATTGTTAATGCGATGATACTGCGACGATACAACGCTGTTATTTCCCCCACTTACTGGCTTGGGTTGTTTCGCGGTACTGCTGCTAATTGGTGATCAGAAATTAATTCCGGTTTCATTATCAAGCCCACCCGTAGATAGGCTTTGTAATGAAGAGCCGTTGTGAAAGTGGCTCTCGAAGCTATTTTTGTAGCTTAGGCTGCCAGACGGTGCTGCTCTTCGATAAGCGGCTGACGGTGGTTACGATCGAATAAGCTTTTTAACTCGGCTTTGCGTCGTTCAAAGTCCCACCCCATGTTGATGAAGACTGTATCAGCACGTTGCAATTCAGTGATTGCGCGGATCTGCTCAGCGGTAAGGTAATCCCGGATTGCTTCTGTTTTACCGATATCATTCTCTTTGCGGAATTTAGCCGCAGTGGTTCCCAGCACGATCCGGTTTATGAGGTTAGCTTCATTGCTGAAGTGGTAATGCTCAGCTTCTTTTCCCTCGGCTTCCTTGCTCTGCTTAATGGCGTTTGTCATTGGGCGATATTCGACACGCGCTAAATCACGCTCAGCCTGAATTGCTGATTCTCGTTTTACCTTCTCTCGATACTCGATAAAGCTATCTACCAGACGGACCTGCCCGTCTCTGGCTTTTTCTCCACCGATGAATGGCATGACAATAAGAAATCCGCGCTCAGTTAACTCATAGCACGGCTGAACCTTGTTCTGCTTATTCACATAGGAGGACTCCTTGAAATCAAGGGGTCCTAAATGATCACTTTCGATGAGAGAACGGATGTTTTGCATAACGTTGTCGTGACGGCGACCAAACTCAGCCGCAATAACTTCAGTGCTTACAACTGGCTCGCCTTTAACAATCTTAATCAGGTGTTTCATGGTGTGTATCTATCCTTTGAAATGAACCGTTGCCGCACAGGAAGTCAGCCCACCGAGGCTCGTCAGCACTAACTGACATCCTCAACGGCTCATTCCAAAGGGTTTGGTTCGGTGGTTATTGTGCGCTGCGGTGCGCGGTAAAATACCGATACAAAAAAGCCCCGCATCGCGAGGCATTTTCATGAAAGTCACTTGTCAAATTTCTATGCGAGGGAAATTATTTCTGGCACTGCGTTCTGATATAGTCCTGCGCCCCTTCCAGTTGCTTCGTCACTGTGGCTATTCCGTCCCTGAGACGCCAGTAATTCCGTTCAGCATTTTCTGTAAGGGTGGCGCTGGCTGCATGATCCACGCGGGCGGCGGAGGTGGATTTACCTGTCGGCATTGCGGGACAGGTGGCGTTGACGAGCAGGCGACGACGGCCAGCGGCGACATCATCGCGCAAAGCATCATTCTCAGCTTTCGCATCGGATAATTCCTTCGTATATCTGGCATCGAGGGCGGCAACATCACGCTGACGCTTCGTCATGTCGGTAATTGTCGCGTTCGCCAGCGTCAGCTTGTGGGTAGCGGTGTCGCGCTGGTCTTTGTAGGCGATTGCGTTATTGCGGTAGTGATTAACAGCCCACGAAAGACAGACGATGATGCAGATAATGACAGACGCAATAATTGCCTTAATACGACTCATGATAAGAACAGCGCTCTTTCTCGCCGCCTCCGAGGAAGGAGAATATCAGGGTCTTTACCAGCTTTTTTCCATAACAGGAAAGCATCTGCTGCTGCCTGGTAATTCTTTAAATTCAACTGGCGAAGAACGGTAGAGCTGGCAAATGCTGATTTACCTATGTTGAATATCAGGCTACATAGCGCATCATACTGGTTCTGATTTAGCGGGACGAGAACAAGACTACTTATCGCATCTTCAACCCACTGCAAATCCTCTTTAAGCAGTTCAGACGATTTTTCGGCTGTGATTGTCATCCCTGATACGACAGGATTACCATCCACTTTCCCCGTATGACCAACCCCAATGGTTGGTATCCCCCTGCTATCTGGATAGGCTTTTAGTCTCTCGCCTTCTTCACGTTTTAATCTGGTGATTCCGTTACTGCTGATTTGCATCATCGACTCCGGCTTTTTTAGCAGCGAAGCGTTTGATTAACGAACCAATCGAGTCTGTGCCGATGTAGCCGATAAATACACTCGCTATGTAAGCAAGATTGCTACTCAGTCCGGCGAAGACTAAAAGGTCACGAATGAACCAGGCGATAATGGCGCACATCGTTGCGTCTATTAGTGTTTTCTTAAACGCACCGCCATTATACCGACCGCGAAGGTACGCCATTGCAAACGCAAGGATTGCCCCGATGCCCTGTTCCTTTGCCGCCATCATGGCGGTTAACAGATCATGTTTTTCTGGCATCTTTTTCATGTCTTACCTCACGACCGTGAGGATTTGTTCAATGTTATGAATTGGTTGATATTGGAAAGAACAAATCCAGGATACAGTGATTAGTAACGTGGTTTGTTCGTGACTAATGGCATGAGCAAATCAGGCAGGAGGCTGCGTCAACAGTCTCTTGCCGCCCATTTTCACGAATCCCAGCCATAGTGCTGGGTTTTCTTTTGTGTAAAACGCCCTACCCCGTCGCCACGAATGAGCAAGGGTATCTGGATGTGTTCTGGTGATAGGTGATAGGGCGCTTTCAGAAAGGTCGTGCTTAAAACGCAAAAAGCCCCGCATCGCTGCAGGGCCTTCTTTCAAATCCACCTTAACAAAGGACGGATTTCTACTGTTAGAATCGATATTAAACAAAAATCGCCACTTTGTAAAGAGCATTTTCTACAGAACTCCTTTTCAGTAGAAAATATTTATCACTGCGTGACTTTGCTCAACATCTGATTTGCATATTCCTCCTGCTTAATACACTCACCTACCAGACTTTCGAAGAAATCCTTATATGACCTGCGCCATGTGGTTTCAGGAATATCAATCAATGTTGCGCAGATGTACTTTCGAACGCTATCAGGGAGTAACCGAGCATATCCTCGCCCATTACAACGTCTGCATGTTTTGTATGCAGGGACGCCTCCTTGTAGAATAGTTTTCTCTTTATCGATAACAACACCTTTGCCATTGCACTGGCATGCGTTGGTCAGAACCCCCTTCCCTTTGCACTTATTGCACAAAACTTTCACCGTCTCCTTGCGCTCTGAGAGGTACGGCTGCCCAATGCTTTTCATCGTCATTACCTCGGCATCGATAAACTTCTTCCCGCCGCAGCAATCACAGGCTCTGGTACTGGCAGCGCTTCGTGAATAGTCAGCAAATGCGAATGTTGCGAGAACTTGCATTACCTTTGGCTTAATATCATTTTCGAGCTTACGTAAGGCAGTAACCTTATCGCAGTGCTTAAGAGCATAGGCAGTCAGCAGTTCAATAGCTTTCTCACGGTCATTGCTGCTGATTTCCATCTTCCCAAGAAACGCGCTGTAACCCAACGAGGCGCGACTTTGAGTCATACCCATAGCGGCCATCACATCAGTACCAGTTAACGTTTCTGAAGCTGTTGCACGAGGGATATCGTTTATCTGTGTAGATTTTGCGAAGTGAAACTTCACTACATTTTCCAGATTCATGCAGCATCGCCTCCCGCTGGCTTGTTCAATCCAAGCCGGTTCACCAGTTCGCGCTCTCGCTCATGCAGATAATCCATCGCCTTCTGGTGTTGCTCCGTCATCTCTCTGACGCTGCGCAATTCAGCTTCGTCACGTTCACTCTGCTGTTTCGCCTGGTTAATGCTGGTTACGGTCATAGATACCTCTCCCGCCCTGATGAATCATTAAAACGCCGTTAACGATGGCGTGATACCTGGCTTCTTTGTCGTACAGATAACGCCTGACTGTGTTGCGGTGGCACGATAAGCGCCGTGCTACTTCTGTCTGGTTTCCGTATGCTTCAACGAGCATGTCTGGAATGGTTTTTACTGAGAACGTCATGCGGCCTCACTTCTGCTATTTCGCAGGTCTTTGAGTTTCTGTTGGTACTCTGCCTTGATCGCCTTGCACTCCTCGACAGTCCAGCGATGGCGGTTATGGTTTGATTCGATTTCGTCTACTGCTTCTTGCCCGATACGATTAATCAGTTCGACGCGATACGGAACGAGATTTCCGCTTTTATGCTGGTTGCACACCACGCATTGCTTGTGAATATTGCGTTCATCAAATCGGAGTTGAGGTGCCGCAGCAGTTGTCCGGTAATGCCCGGCATCCCACTGAGCAGACGTGAGCGTTCCGCACGAGATACATGGTAAGTCGCGGTCTCTTTCTCTGATGAAGGCGTTTACGGCTTGTTGGGCTTGTTTAATCCAGTAACTGCGGGGCTTTAAGGCGAGTTTTCGAATCTTCAGTTTATCTTTCTGTTTCTGCTCCTCTCGTCGTCGTTTCTTCTCTGCTGCCTTTTCCGCTTTTTCGCGTTCTTTGCTTCGTCGTTCGAGTGCTATCTTGGTTCCACACTCTGGAGAGCACCACCACTGATTGGCGAATGCAGGGTGAAACCATTCCCGACATTCATCGTTTTTACATCGTCTTCGCGCTGGTTTAGCCATCGTCTTCTTCCTCGTACATTGAGCTATTCGGATCGCTCATCAGTTCTGCGCAGCAATCGGAGCACACGTGAACTTCCAGCACATGCAGCTTCTGACCGCAGTTAGCGCACGTTAAAGCCCGCTCGACGCTTTCTTTCTGGTATTGAAGAGATTGGGATGGACTAAGCATTATTGGCGTCCTGCATCATGAGAAAGACAATCATGGCGGCACGGAGTGGATTGTCATATGCGACACCAACATTCGGTCCGGCATCATCAAACAAGTCCCTTGCGTTGTCTGTGGCGCACGGCATTGAGGGATTGTCTAAAATTATGCTGATGTTGTTTTCAGTGATAATCGGCCATGCGTATTCAGGATTATTGCAAGGATTGAAGCAATTTCCGTTTGAAGCACGGAAGCCATTAATATCCCTTTTTTGCGTCTGCCAAATAGGACCTCTTTCGTCAGTGGGGATCTCAGAATCGAAATCTGCTTCGTCATCAGGTATGAAGAAATGCTCCTCCATATCTAAAGCCTCACATACTCGCTTGTTAATTTCAAAATCACTTAACTGTGAATAATCCATTGTCATTTCCTCGCACGATGTCTTAGCCACCGGATATCCCACAGGTGAGCCGTGTAGTTGAAGGTTTTTACGTCAGATTCTTTTGGGATTGGCTTGCGTTTATTTCTGGAGCGTTTCGTTGGAAGGTATTTGCAGTTTTCGCAGATGATGTCGGTGATACTTCGTCGCTGTCGTCTCATGCTGCCCTCCCTGTTCGTTGTGACCATTCATACTCACGCCGGGAATCATCACTCCATCGCACGTTACGTTCTGATCCGAACCAGAACATGATTTCGATAAGCTCTGTCATGCTGGCCTTCCTCATTTTGCTGGTACGTACCCCAAGAAGAACAACACCGCCGTCAATACCGGGTACGCTTCTTTGCTCCAGCTTTTTAGTCTTGAGCCACAGCGCGGTGAAGATGTCTTTCCAGTCTTCTGGAGACAGTCGTTGACCATGCCATAGCACCTGACGGGAAACGTCCTGAAGCATCGGCCACATACGGTCGTTCTGCGCTTTGGTTCGCTTAGGTTCTTTGACGTGGACTTCGTGGGGTGACTTGTCGTCGATGGGTAGTGATAGTATTGCGTCTATGGCGTTATTTCTGATTGCTTCGTTGCGAAGCATGTATATTTGCTTCATCGAAATTCTTCTCTTTAATTCCAGCGGCTCTGATAGCTTTCATTACTGCAATTACCGTTTTGTCACGCCCATCCTCATAACCCATCGCATAAGCACCTTCTTCACCATCTCTCCAAAAGTCGTCATTCGATTCGGGCCAGTCGATATCCAGTTCAATAGCTGCTCGCGATGCCTGCCACGCCTCCCATGCAATCTCGACCTTGATATGCATAATCTTCATCACGTCACTTGAAACGTGATATTTGTTTTTAAACCACTCTTCAAACTGCTTTCTTGATTCGTCCATATTCCTCTCCATCACCGCTTGAACCAGGTGAAATTAGTAAACTGCGACATGTTTATCTGCATGAGGCGCTTAAGCACCCTGTCTCGCGGCCTGCTCTTTGGTTTAGGCCTGCGCTTGTATCGCTCTCTAATCGGAAGTCTTGAAGCTTTCCAGTAGCGATAATGCCGTGCACCTGATTCTTCCAGATCGGCATTAATCAATTGAGACAACGTACTCATCATTCATCTCCATCAGCGTGCTGGGGTGTTAGTCTTTTCATGTCTGCAAATCATGATTACCAGACCTTCTTTTGTCGCCACTTTTACAGTATCTCCTTCGCTTACCTTATCCAGTTCGTATGCTTCATATAGCGCATCAACCGCCTTCTGCTTTGCTGACACTTTTCTACGCTTATCCCACTGCTTAAGTGTATTTGTAATAATCCACTGGCCTGTTTTGAACATAATGTAGGCGTAACCAAGAAGGCTTAAACCGACATTTAGCGTTACTAATAAATCCTTCATTTACCCTCTCCCCCAAATAAAAAGGCCTGCGATTACCAGCAGGCCTGTTACAAGCTCAGTGATGTAGATGGTCATCAGAATCCTCCTTTCTTCTTGGACTGCGGTTCCTCGCGTTCACGGCGGCGCATTTCAGCAGACTGTTGGTCTGTGTCATAAATAGCGCCATTTGCCTGAATGCAATACACCGTGCCGGTATTTCCATGGCGATTTAGACGAAGGATTAGTTCGGTTTCACCAGGCGGAACGCTGTCATCAAAAGCACCTTCACGATGGATACCAACCCAATAATCGCAATCCTGTTCAATCTGCCCTGTATCTCGGGAGTCGCTTGGTAAAGGGCGTTTATTAGTTCGGCTTTCCAGTGCGCGGTTAAGCTGCGTCAGAAGCACAACAACGCAATCAAGCTCTTTGGCAAGGTTCTTCAGCCCCTTAGTAATCATGCCGTAAGCAAGGTCGTTACGATCGGCCTTTTCAGCGGTCATTAGTGTCAGGTAATCGACCAGAATCATGCCAACACCCCCCTTTTCTCGCTTGATTCGACGGCTTTCGCTGACGATTTGAGCCAGAGATAATCCCGGCGTGTCGTCGATGTAAAGCAGGTCGATTTCACTCAAGCGATTGGCTGTTTCGATCGCCCTGTTGAAGTCACCATCGTAATCACCCTGATAGCCGTCATCAGCGTCATTTGTCGCCGGAAGGTAAAAAATATTCGGGTTAACACCTGACTTCTGCCCTACCAGTTTTTCCAGTATCTGGTCACCTGGCATTTCAAGGCTGAACATCAGGGCAGCCTTTTTCTCATGCACTGCGCAGTTGATTGCCATCTGGCTGTATAGCGTCGTTTTCCCCATCTTAGGGCGAGCGCCAATGACGAACAGAGAGCCTTTCACCAGACCTTTCGGTGACAGCATCCTGTCCAGCGATGGGATCCCTGTGCTCATTCCTCGTTGTTCGCCTGACGGGTCAAATCGCTTCTCAAGGTCACCAACCCAGTCCTCCATGACCTCACCAAATGAGCGAAGGCCGCGACGTGATCCGGTTTTTGCATGGTCTGTCAGTTGCGTGAAAATCGCCTGAATAGCTTCGTACTTCTGCGTTGCAGTCATTCCGTTGCGGGAATAGAGCAATTCCGTCGCTTCAGTCATGCGGTTGATGGCGTAGCGTTCCATTGCGGTTTCGCGAACCTGCATTGCATAGGCAACGATGTTTGCTGCGCTTGGCGTGTTCTTTGCGATATCAGCGATATAAGCAAAACCGCCAACTGACACCGTTAACGATTTACGCTCCAGTTCATCGAAAAGCGTCAGGCCATCTACTGGCTTTTGCTCCCGGTGCATTCTGGTTATTTCTTCGAAAAGGATTTTGTGTGGTCGGCTGTAAAATGAATCAGGCTTCAGCATCGCCAGAACTTTCTGGACGCGCTCACTGCTGTCATCATCCAGAAGCAATCCACCAATCACCGCCTGCTCCGCCTCAATGCTATGTGGCGGAGCGTAAAAATTATCGGTCATCGTGTTCACCCTCACGAACTTTCAGGTAGGTATTATCGTTAAGCAGGAAATCAAATCCCTTTTTGTGCCAGACGGTTCCGCGTTGATGGTTTTGGCGCTCTTCGAACATCCATCGGCAATTTTCGCCTACGTAGCTCAGATAATTTCTCCAGTCCTGCATCGTGAACCCATGCCCGTCAAGTTGGCGTGTTATCACTCCGGCTTTTCGCCAGAAAGTTCGGATCTGGTTTTTACGTTTGTCATTCAGTGCGCGAACCCTGGAAGCTTCAGGAAGTAATTCGTGGTAAGCATCGACAACATCCTGACAACTGAGAGCCGATTTTTTCTTGTCAGGATTTTCGTCTGCTGCGGTACTCTCTAATACGTTAGTATTAGAGATATTATTTATATTATTGTTTATGGACAATCGTTGGACATCCGTTGGACAACATTTGCTGTGAGCCGCGTCATTACTGGTGTTTGCGTTGGACATCCGTTGGACATCCGTTGGACAATTTGGAGCCTGAAAATCATCATATTTCAACACTGTTATCAGGCTGAATTTTCTCCCTTTCGACTCGATACGAATCATTCCATTCCCTTCAAAAGAACGAAGCAAACTTTTTACTTTGTTATCCGGGATGAATGTTTCACTTACCAGTTTTGGCCGTCCGGTAATTAGCTGCCCTCGCTCAACCAACATCTCACCAATGTCGGTATTTACGACTGCCGGAGAGTGATTGGCTTTCAGTATCAGATGCAGGAAAAGATGCACAGCCTGAGAATCCTTGTATAGCTTGCTATCCATGAATTGGCGGTGAATCAAGGCAAACCCCTTACCGCCATTTGTACGCGGCTTCTGGAGCCTTCTGGCCTCTCTGGCTTCGGCTAGATTGGATATGTTACTCATGACCTTTCCTCTTCAGTATTAGCTTCACTTTCTCCAACTCAGCCCGAAATCGACCAAGCTGTTTGAAGCTGGATAAGAACCGATCACGTAGTATGTTTTTGTGTAATTTGTCCTGGTCAGGACTGAGTTGTTTTGGCATAATTACTCCTGTGGATTGATCCAGTCTTTCTACATCAGGCCTCGAAGAATTCGCCGTTCTTCGGGGCTTTTTCTTTTGTCAGGTAGGTAGCAAGTCGCCTGGTGAGCTCTGCCATTTCCTCGTCTTCGATTCCATACTCCAGAACCGCAAGCATCATGCTGACCTGAGAGAAGAAACCGTTCTTCCATCGGCTTACCTGGTATTCAGGAACACCCATAGCTTTAGCGAATGTCTTCTGCCCCATCATGGCTAACTTGTTGAGTAAAGTGGACTCAATGCGAGCCGCCTTCTTGCTTTTAGTTGCAACTACGTTCATTCAAAATATTCCTTAGAAATTAGATAGAGTTGGATTCGCAAATACACGCAAATCCGTTGAATAGATTTACCGCGTTGTCGGCGGTTCAGATTGGTAAAGAGCGTTGATACTTAACTTGCTGCCAGTAAGTCGGCTAAATCAGGACGAAGTTCTCTGGCTTTAATTCTTCCTCCTGTAGCTTTTACGATTGCTGCCACATACTTAGCGTCAATGCCGCCACCATGTAACCAACGCCATACAGTTGGCTGCTTAACTCCACACAAAGAGGCGAGTTTTTGCTGGCTTCCTGCAATGGCAACAGCTTTTTGTATTGCTTTGTTAGTCATTGCTTATTCCCTTTCGTATAACACACAACAAATAATAGCAATGAGTATTAACCAAAGCAATAGCAAAACGTGTTTTGACCATTAATACGCAAGCGTATAAATTGAATATTATGAAAAAAGAAACTCTCTCTGACCGTCTCAACAAGGCAATGGAACTGGCTGGTATGTCTCAAGGTGCTCTCGCTAAAGCGTCAGGCGTTGCTCAGCCAACGATCTGGCGTTTGACAAGTGGAAACGCTCGTGGGTCAACAAAGATTGTTGAAATAGCAAACGCGTTAGGTGTTAATTCGGAATGGTTGTCTACCGGGATTGGTCCTATGAAAAAAGATGGAACTACTCCGATAAACGCATCTCCATCTTCGAACACATTTAAAATCGATATCCTAGATCTTGAAGTTAGCGCGGGTCCTGGCGTTATCAATCGAGAATTCGTGGAAATACTCCGCTCGGTTGAGTATTCGCAGGATGATGCCAGACACATGTTCGATGGTAGAAAGGCTGAAAATATCCGCATCATAAATGTGCGCGGGGATAGCATGTCAGGAACTATTGAACCAGGAGATTTGTTGTTTGTAGACGTAAGCATCAAAAACTTCGATGGAGATGGGATATACGCCTTCCTCTATGACGATACTGCACATGTTAAGCGGCTCCAGAAGATGAAAGATAAACTATTGGTCATATCTGATAATAAGAGTTATTCAGCTTGGGACCCAATTGAAAGAGATGAAATGAATAGGGTTTTTGTCTTTGGAAAGGTGATTGGAAGCATGCCGCAGACATATAGGAAGCACGGTTAGCCAGCCAATGGCCTGATGAGATATTCGGGTGATGTAGAAAGACGAAATCATTAGCGCTTGCCCGCCACACTTTAACAAGGAAAATCAAATGGTTAATCAGATAAGGTCCATATCACCCCGCCAAGGAAACCTCCAGTTATTTCCTGTAAAAGAGGTTGAAGTTGAAGGCGTGGCCATGGGAGTTCTTAACGATGGAACGCCATATCTTACCGGCCGAGGATTGGCTGAAATGTGTGGCGTGCATCATAGTGTAATTCAGGATATTTCTTCTGATTGGGCTAGCGAACGCCTTAAACCTCGTGGAAAAAAAATCGACACTGTTCTCCTTGATCAGGGTATAGATGTTGACTCACTTTACATACCATCTTCAGAAACTAAGCGGGACCATTATCCATACCCTGATTATGTTTGCATGGCAATTCTTGAGTATTATGCGTTTGATGCAAGCCAAGCAAACAACGCCACAGCTCTTAGAAACTATCGTCTTTTAGCAAGGCAAACACTTCGTGAGTTTATTTTTAGAAGTGTTGGTATCGATCCAAGAAATCCAGTAAGCGGCGCCTGGAAGTGCTTCCAAGAGCGCATTATCCTTAATGATAAAATCCCAGCCGGGTTCTTCAGTGTATTCCGAGAGATGGTGGATATCACTGTGCCTTTGATTAATGCTGGATTTGAATTGGGCCCTAAAACTGTTCCCGATATTAGCGTTGGAACTCGATGGGCAAACCACTGGAAGCGCAACAATCTGAGCGAAAAATACGGGGAAATACAGAAACATCCTCATGTCTATCCGGACTGGTTTCCGCAGAGTAAAGCCGGGAAAGTGCCAGCGAATATATATCCCGAAGAAGCTTTAGGTGAATTTCGCAGATGGCTTAGGGAAGACTATGTCCCAAAAGGTTTTAAGGATTATCTTGCTGATAAGGTCCAACAAAAAGTCATAGAAAACGCCAAAGCCATTGAGGTTTTAGAAAACCTACAAAGACCTGAGTTACCTAACAAGAAGAATTGATCAACGCCCGGCCATTGCGCCGGGTTTTCTTTGCCCTACTCTTTCGGCAGCCTCAGAACATCAATAGCCAGTTCTACGGCCAAATCTACATCCTCTTCCTGCCACAGTACCTGAATCATTTCTATCAGAGCTTCACGCGAAGGTTCGCGCTGCTCTACCAGTACCTGCATAACTGCCGTTCCCAGAACCTCCACCACCTGCGGGTGAAGCTCCGCAAAGAACTCTTCCTCACTTTTCACACAGATTCCTCGCTCATTTTTTGTTCAGAACAGTATGGCATAGAGGATTTATAAAAATAAATTCATTTTGCTATCAACAACATAATAACAAAAACCATTAATTAATAGCAAAACGTATTGATATGAATAATACTCAATGCTATTGTTTAGCCATCAGCAGGACGCTGGTAGCCAAACGGAAAGGCAACGCTCTTTAACTTCGATGATGCGCTGACAAAGCGCGACAAGATACCAAACGAGATGGGTTTGGACTGGCGTGTGGTGGAGCTTAGGCCTCTAGCTGTACCGATCGGGCCGGACTGAGAAGCCACTTGAAATCCGGAAATTGAGACAGGTTCCGGCGCCAGTACCAAAGCCATTTCACATGAGGAATACATCATGACGGTTATCACCTACGGTAAGTCAACCTTCGCTGGCAATGCTAAAGCTCGCCGTCATGCGCGGCGCAGAAAGCTAGCCATAGAGCGCGACACCATCTGCAATATCATCGATTCAATTTTTGGCTGCGATGCTCCTGATGCTTCTCAGGAAGTTAAAGCCAAAAGAATTGACCGCGTTACCAAAGCCATTTCGCTTGCCGGAACGCGTCAGAAGAAAGTTGAAGTAACAGCGGTTAAGAAGAACCGCATTTACTACCGGGACGTTAACCCGCTCGGGAATAAAATCCATGCCGTTCAGCGCATGAAGCTGAGCAGTAAGCCGCTTATTTGAGGTGAGATATGGAAGAAGAATTTGAAGAATTCGATGAGCATCCACAGGACGTGATGAACCAATACCAGGAATATGCATATGGCTACGACTATTGATACCAACCAATGGTGTAGCCGCTTTGTGAAATGCAAAGGCTGCAAGCTTGATTCTGAATGCATGGTGAAGCCTGAGGAAATGGCTCTTGTTAGGGAAGATGGAAAGATTGTCGATAAATGGGCAATCAGAACCACGGCAATGATTGCCAGAGAGCTGGAAAAACTAAAGGCTACATAGTTGGTCTTCTTTTATCTCACTTCAAATATCTAATCAGGTCGCAATGCGGCCTTTTTTATTGCCAAAATTTAAGGAATAACAACATGACCAAAGAAATTGTGACATTCAAGGGATTTAACAAAGACCTCACGTGCCGTGACTTTCAGTTTGCAATCGGTGAAACCTTCCATCACGATGGAAAAGTAGAGGCTTGCGGTTCTGGATTTCACGCCTGTGAATGTCCTTTCGATGTTTTCAGTTATTATCCGCCTGCAGAAAGTCGCTATGCGGAAACAATATCTTTTGGTGTTATAGACCGTGAAGAAGAAGGTGACACTAAAATAGCCAGTGCCAGTATCACAATTAAGTCTGAGTTAACGCTTCCACAGTTCATTCAGCGTGGTATTGAATGGATTTGGAGCAAGATAGATAAATCGCTGGAACAGCAGATCATGACTGGCGACTGGTCAGCAGCAACCAACACTGGCAACCGGTCAGCAGCAACCAACACTGGCTACCAGTCAGCAGCAACCAACACTGGCGACTGGTCAGCAGCGGAAGTGTCTGGATCGCAATCCGTAGCGGCATCACTCGGAATAGAAGGAAAAGCCAGGGCATCTGAAGGCGGAGCTATTGTGCTTTGCTATCGAGATGAAGATGGCGAGTTAATTCATATCCGCGCCAGTAAGGTTGGCGAGAACGGTATTATGCCGGATATATGGTATCAACTTAATGAAGATGGTGAGTTTGTAGAGTGTGAGTGATGCACTTAATGCGGATTCTGTGATTCCGCATTGCGAGCAATATCGCTCGTAACCAAACGAGGACGACGACTCGTTCTGGTTAATCGAAAAATCATCCCTTGATGTTATTTGCCGCTCGCAGTCAGGGCGGCTTTTTTATCGCATATCCACAGCGCTTCATATCGAGGCGTTTTAGCTATGCCAATAAATGAAAATGGAGAATCCCACGATGACATTTGCTATCGCGGGCGGTGCCGTCATGGGTATCGCACACCTTAATGAATCACTTTTAGAGCGTATCACCAGAAAATTACGGGCCGGATGGAAACGTCTGGTCGATATCCTGAATCAACCAGGAGTGCCGTGTAATGGATAAATCACTTATGGCTATTCAGTCTAAATTCGCAATTGCTGTTTATCTTGGTGACAAAATAATGTATCGCGAAGCTGTAGAAGCCTTTCGCGAATGGAGGTTGAAATGATACCAGTGGATTTAGCAAGGACACCGGAGTTGAGCAGGTTAAAACGTCAGTATCACCTGACAGAGGCAATGTACTGGCGCAAGTCAGGTAATAAATCGATGAAAAGAAATTGCCTTTCATTAGCCAAAAACGAGCGAATAAACAAAGGTGAATTTCTGGCTAATCCTTCCGAATTACCATTCTGAGGTGAATTATGGATTTGAATAAATTCGACGCCCCATTCAATCCTGAAGATATCGAATGGCGAATACAGCAAAGCGGTAAAACACGCGATGGCAAAGTGTGGGCTTTGGTGCTGGCTTATGTCACAAACAGGGCAATCATGAAACGCCTGGACGATGTTTGCGGCAAAGCAGGATGGCGCAATGAATACCGCGATATTCCCAACAACGGCGGCGTTGAATGCGGCATATCAATCAAGATTGGTTCTGAATGGGTAACCAAATGGGATGCTGCTGAAAACACACAGGTAGAAGCCGTCAAAGGCGGTCGCTCCGGCGCAATGAAGCGTGCTGCCGTTCAGTGGGGAATTGGTCGGTATCTCTATAACCTTGAGGAAGGTTTTGCGCAGATATCCAGTGATACGAAACAAGGATGGCACAGGGCCAAACTGAAGGATGGAACAGGATTTTACTGGCTCCCTCCATCGCTGCCGGACTGGGCCATGCCAGCATCATGCAATCAACCATCACCAGAAAATACCAACCAGAAATCTCCATCGGTTGACTGCGAACAAATCCTGAAAGACTTCAGCGATTATGCAGCAACAGAAACTGACAAGAAAAAGCTAATTGAGAGATATCAGCATGACTGGCAATTATTGGCTGGTCACGATGATGCGCAGACAAAATGCGTTCAGGTAATGAACATCAGAGTTAACGAACTAAAACAGGCGGCATAAATGGCTAGTAGAGGCGTAAATAAGGTGATCATCTTAGGCCGGGTCGGACAAGACCCGGAGGTTCGTTATTCACCATCAGGGACGGCGTTCGCTAACCTGACAGTCGCTACATCAGAGCAGTGGCGAGATAAACAGACTGGCGAACAAAAGGAGCAGACTGAATGGCATCGTGTTGCCGTAGTCGGGAAACTTGCTGAAGTCGTAGGGCAGTATGTGAAAAAAGGTGATCAGGTTTATTTCGAGGGAATGCTGAGAACCAGAAAGTGGCAAGACCAGACAGGGCAAGATCGCTACACCACTGAGATTAATGTTGGAATTAATGGTGTGATGCAAATGCTTGGAGGAACTGGCGACAACAAACAACAAGCAGCCGACAGGCAGTCACAGAAACCACAGCAGCAACCATCACCAACACAACATAACGAGCCACCGATGGATTTTGATGATGATATACCCTTTGCACCAGTAACTCTCCCCTTCCCTCGTCACGCTATTCACGCAATTTAAGGACTTACATGAATCATTTAATGGTTGACCTTGAAACAATGGGCAACGGGCCATACGCGCCCGTTATTTCGATTGGGGCAGTATTCTTTGATCTGAAAACTGGAGAAACAGGAGAAGACTTCTCGGTTAATATCTCGCTCGAGTCATCAATGCGATACCGGGCGCGTCCTGATGCTTCAACCATTTTATGGTGGATGGAACAGGGAGAAGATGCCAGAAAATCGCTAACCAATGACACTCAAGAGCTTTCAACGGCTCTTTCATGGTTATCAGACTTTATCGCAAAGCACGCCAACCCTAAATTCGTTCAGGTTTGGGGAAATGGCGCATCGTTTGACTGTGTGATTCTACGAAATAGTTATGCTCTGGCCGGGCACCAAGCGCCCTGGCAGTGGTGGAATGACCGCGACGTCCGAACCATCGTCGAGCTTGGAAAGGCAATTGGGTTCGACCCTAAACGAGATATGCCATTCGAAGGAACTCGACACAACGCGCTTGATGATGCCATTCACCAAGCCAAATACGTTTCAGCAATCTGGAAAAAGTTAGCTAAATAATCACCAGGTGAAAACATGCCAGCGCCTATGTATGGTGCGGATGACCCGCGCCGATGTTCCGGCAATTCCGTCTCGGAGGTGCTGGATAAATTCAGAAAAAACTACGACCTGATAATGTCGCTACCGCAGGAAACGAAAGCAGAAAGAGATTTTCGCAATTCAATCTGGCTAGCTGAGCGTAACGAAAAAGAACTCATCAGGCAGACATCAATACGACCATTCCGCAAAGCAACATATACAAAATTCATTGAAATCGACCCGCGCCTGCGTAATTACCGCTCACGTTACGGGATGATTAGCAATAACTGAGGAATAACTCATGAAATTAAATATCGACCTCGGTAAATACGTAATTACCGGAACCAAACACGACCTTATTCTCAGCGAGAAGAAGAAAGTAACTGACGAAAAAAGCAAAAATTACGGTAATGAAGTCCTTGTGCGTTGCGGTTACTACAGCAAGTTTGAGCATCTGGTTAAAGAGTTATGCCACCGCGAAATTCTGGCGTCAGAAGCGCAATCATTTCAGGCGCTACAACAGCATATCGAGACGCTTAGTCTGTCACTGAGTAAAGCGGTTAACGACTTTGTGGAGAGCAAATCATGAGAGGCGTTTCTTACAACCCAGAAATTCTACCCGCTGAACTTATTATTAGGCACAAAATTAAACCAATGCCAACACGCGAAGAATTATTGCAGCGCAATTCATTTCCCTCGATTAACGAGAATAAATATTTGAATGCGATACTGAGGAGAGAAAAATGCAAGAGGTAAAAATTTACACCGCGTCCCCATCTGATTTATCTCCACCAGTCCAGTCTGAATCGTTCTGCGTTGACATGGTTCTGGCGTCTGATTATGCGGAGCTTGAGGCTAAATACGCGGCGTTGGCGGCGGATAACGATAAAGCAATGGAGTCACTTAAGCAGGGTGATGCAGTTGTTAAGTTGGCGCACGAGAAGTTTTCGGCACTGGCCGCGGAGAATGAGACGCTGAAATACCAAGAGCCAAAGCTGGCAGCGATGATGTCATGCCTTGATGCGTTCTATTCTGACGATGACGTCCCGGAACGAGCCATGATGACCGCCTATAACATTCTTCGCAAGTCGGTAGGCACCCCAGCCACCGACGCTTTTCTGGCGGAGATGCGGGCGCAGGCTCACAAGGAAGGCGCTTACTTTGTTGCTAACCGAATGCTGGCCGCATGGGATGCAGGATTTATCGACGACACAGCAAAGAACGCTGCGGACATCGCACGAATGATACTGACCTCCACAGAATTTATGGCTGATGCACCGGAAGGCGATTTTGATCGCTCATTCGCCGATGGCGTTATCGAAGATATCGCCGCCCAGCTTCGCAAAGGAGTGCAGTCATGATTACGGGAACCTCAAATTACGACGAAGTGCCGACGATACCCTGCAAAATCTGCGGCGGTTATTTCAAAGCCGATGATCCAGAAAATCACAAATGCGAGGGCCAGCCCAATGAGCAACATCGACAAACAGGCGCTGCGTGAAGCGGCGGAGCGTGCAATACATGACGACTGGGGATATGACACGGATATTTTCCATGAGCAGGTAACACCATCGGTTGTGCTGGCGCTGCTGGATGAGCTGGATAAAAAACAGCAATACATCAAACTCCGCGACCAGGAGAACGAGGATATTGCGCTTACGGTTGGGAAGCTGCGAGTTGAGCTGGAGCATTACAAATCACGTGAAGAGCGAGTTACAAAGCTGGTTCTGGATAACTCGACAAGCTGGGATGTTCTCTACGAGAAGCTGGAAGCCGCAGAACGGCGAATAGCAGAACTGGAGGCGCGGGCTGTCAACTTACCAAAACGCAGCGTTGATGAGGTCATGCACCTGAGCGGATTCAGCCGGGATTACGCCGAGGGTTGGTGCGCTGGCAATGACAATGCGATACACGAAATACGCACCGCTGGCATCAAGGTTAAGGAGTGAGCATGGCTAAGACACAAATGCAGTTAGCTAATCGTGCATGGCGTACCGAAACAAAGGCTTTGGGATGGCATCAGGGGCAAAGCTGGAAAGGTGGCCGTAAAGCGTGGAAAGCATTCTGTCGGGAGAATGCCGCAATTACAGTTGAAGAACACCTCAAAACAGACCCGCCATTTGAGGACCAGGCTGACGCCAACTGGCATGTTGCCGAAGAACTCACTTACTGGACGCCATAGGACTAACCCATGACCACTATTACCAGAGAACAGCTACACGAACGCGCACGCCGGAAAGTGAAAGAATTGGAATTTGCCATTACGCAGAGTGCATTTACGTCTATTCGTGATGGTCTGAACGATGAATTAGAGCTGGCGCGTATCGCGCTGGCAGCGCTGGAGGCGGCGTCGGAGCCGGTTGTGCCAGAGTCCATCAGTGTTCGGCAGGCCATTTCTGCTCTTGAGAGCGCAGATTGTGTAACGACTATTGGCCAGGCGTACAAAATGGGATGGAACGCCTGTCGTGCTGCCATGCTTCAGGGTGGCCAACCTGTAAGTAATCATGATGAGTTGCCATACGCGCAGGTTAAGGCAGTCGCTGACCTGTTCGCCCTGTGCTGGCAATCGGGAGAAGTAGTTACTTATACGCCTGACCCAGAAAAGGCGACCATCTGGCTAAATAACTACTCGGGAACTTGCGTTCAGGAATACGTGAAGCTTGAACGACTGCAAGAAGCGCTGGCTGGCAACTCTCCGGTAATTCAGGGTGTTTATCTGGCTGATATTAATACCGACCACCAGCACTGATATTTGATGTTACAGCCCGGGTGCAGCCGGGCTTTGTGGAGAAAAATAAATGTCACGAATGATCCCCTTACTCGACTGGGCCAATGAAGAGTTCGGAGCGCAAGCACCAAGTGAGCGTATCCTTAAGAAATACGCTAAAGGCAAAATGATGATACCTCCAGCTGTAAAAGTAGGTCGTTACTGGATGGTAGACCGTAATGCTCGATTTGTTGGTACGCTTGCCGAACCGAAAATTCCGGCAAACGCCAGTCCAAGATTACAACGGATTATTGCAGATGGCTGCTAGACCACGTTCTCACAAAATTTCAATTCCGAATCTATACTGCAAGCTAGATAAGCGGACGGGCAAGATTTATTGGCAATATAAACATCCTGTTTCCGGACGCTTTCACAGCTTGGGTACTGATGAAGTGGAAGCTAAAAAGGTTGCATCCGAAGCGAACACGATCATTGCAGAACAAAGAACCAGGCAGGTTCTTAGTGTTAACGACCGTCTTGCCAGAATGAAAGGCAGAAGAACGGACATTACTGTCACTGAGTGGATTGATAAGTATATTGAAATTCAGGACGAACGGTTAAAACACCGTGAACTCAGACCTAATTCTTATCGACAGAAAGCAAAACCAGTCAGGTTATTTCGCGAACATTGCGGTATGCAATATTTGAAAGATATTTCCGCATTGGATATCTCTGAGATAACGGATGCAGTTAAGGCTGAAGGCCATAATCGTATGGCGCAAGTTGTTCGCATGGTTTTGATTGATGTATTCAAAGAAGCGCAACATAACGGTTATGTCCCTCCAGGCTATAACCCTGCCCTGGCGACCAAGCAGCCGAGAAACAGAGTCACTCGTCAGCGTCTTTCTCTGGAAGAGTGGAAAACTATTTATGAAGCTGCCGAAAAGCAAGAACCGTACCTCCAGTGTGGAATGTTGCTCGCGATAATAACAGGTCAGCGTTTGGGCGATATCTGTAACATGAAGTTTAAAGACATATGGGACGATATGCTCCATGTCGAACAGGAAAAAACAGGATCGCGTTTAGCCATACCATTGGACTTGAAATGTGAAGCCCTGGGTTTAACTCTTCGGGACGTTATATCTAAATGCCGGGATGCAGTCATCAGTAAATATCTTGTGCATTTCAGACATACCACCTCACAAGCAAACCGCGGTGATCAGGTTTCAACCAATTCTTTAACTTCAACATTCAAAAAAGCACGTGACAGAAGTGGACTGAAATGGGATAAGGGATCCCCACCCACTTTTCACGAACAGAGATCATTATCAGAACGCTTGTACAGAGAACAAGGTGTCGACACGCAAAAATTACTCGGCCATAAATCAAGAAAAATGACAGACAAATATAATGATGACAGAGGAAAAGATTGGGTGATCATCAACACAAAAACAGGGTGA